GATACCACTAAGGATACCACTAAGGATACCACTAAGGATACCACTAAGGATACCACTAAGGATACCACTAAGGATACCACTAAGGATACCACTAAGGATACCATTAAGGATACCACTAAGGATACCACTAAGGATACTACTAAGGATACCACTAAGGATACCACTAAGGATACCGAGCAATTGACTGAACATTTTGCTGAAAACCCTGCAGCTTTTACACTTCATATAGACTATGATTTAACACATAAATATAATGAAGACCGATTAGAAGACATCTTTTATACTGATTCGTTCAAATCTATAAAACACCGAGAAGAAGCCAATAAATACCGAAAAATGAAGATTATACGCCCCGACCTTATTAATAACCCTATACCCGATTTAGATATAGAGAATACAATCAATACGAATATGCATTATATGAATATATAATATATGAATACATAATTAAATTAATATATTATATTAAGAATAATATATATTAATAATGATTGACGATTTTCAATGCCAACTTATTAAAATTCTCACAGAAGACAAAGATATATATAGATTACTATATTCAGTGCTATATCTATGTATCATAATAATCATAGGCATATTCTTTTATTGGGATACCATTTATAAAAATGCCAAGAAATATTCAAAATGTAATAATATATCTAAAATCATAGATGATAATTATTATAATGAGACACCTTACATATACAATATAATCATAATAAATACCAAGAAGATTAAGAAGCCATCAGAATATATACTCAAAATAACCTACAACTTCAATAAAATGATTGTTGACGTTAGTTTTGGCAATATGGAGGGTGAAGAGAACATCTTTATGTATAGAAATAGTGATTACGCAGGAATTATAAAGACCCTCGACGAACTCAAAAAAACGATGAGCGAATTAAATAAGATTTATAAAAAATCAAATGATAATAGCGACTTACTGCTATATAACAAGACTGCCATAGAGTATTCTGAATTAATAAACTCGAAGGATGGTAAGAAGGCATTGGAATTAAATAACGACAAGGATTTCATTAATAGCTTTGGATACAAGTATTTTAATTTAGAAAAAATGACCTACGATACCATCGAAGACATCAGCACACGAATAAATAGCAATGATTATAAGTATTACGCGGTTGATAAAAATTATAATATAGTCCATTCTTATACTACAAATGAACTCATTAAATTTACGAAAGAATATTCAAACAATACCAATTACCCCATAGCAATAATAGATTATATTATTTTTTCAAAGATACAGCAAAAAAATAATATAAATATATAAATAAGACATTATATTAGTAGTATTATGAGTGATACTACCAATAAGATTAATAGTATTAGTAGTGATGTTAAAATATTATTAGGTAGTATAGAAGACACATCTAAAAGTTATATTAATGAAATATCCTCTATGACTTCAAACAATATATTAAAAAATAAATATATGGCATCTATCAATATACTTTTTCTATTTATAATAGGTATTATATTTTATATATTATATCGCGACTATATATATCGCATCGCTAACAAGATGACGAGATGCGCAGACATTAATAATATCATTGATTTTAATATAAACGACAATGATAATTCATATATCTATAATATATATATATTGCATATAAATAATACCAATAACATCACAAAGGATTATATCTTGAAATTGGAATATAACTTTATCAAAGAGGAAACGAATATATTCTTAGGGGAGCAGAATATAATATCGTCAGTATTATTCTCGCCAAACGATACGATTACTAAGATTAGCAATGCATTCGCGGTGTTCGATTTGGCAGAAAAGAAAAAAAGATTTGTAGAATATTATAACAGAGAAAACGAAAAAACCTATTGCATAGACAAGAAAAAACTAGCGACTACAAAATATAAATATTATATAACCTCGACGAACAATGAGAAGTTAGTCGACGAGAGCGCAGTAAAACTAGTTAATTTTGTTAAAAAATATGGATATAATGATACTACGAAACTAGACCCAATATATAATATATTATATGCTATTGAAAATAAAAAGAATATGGAATACTAGGGATACTAAGGATACTAAGGATACTAGGGATAGAATACCTCATTCAGTAATACTTTAAGTTCTTCAATCTTAGTTTTATTTTTAATCTTTGGATAACTAATACTAAACTCTATGAACATATTCCCTTTGTTTGATGTATTTAATATTGGCATCCCTTTGCCTTCTAGCAAATAATTCTTACCATTTGAAATAACACCGAATATATTAGTGTTTATATTTATTTTTTCTTTAAAATAAGGTATCACAATATCTTTTCCTACAATAGAATCAACAAATGATATATCCGTTTTAAAGTATAAGTCATTCCCCTTCCTGATAAAATGCTTATGCTCTTCTATTTTAATATGTATAATAAGGTCGCCAGGCTTAATTGCGGCTATTCTAGGTTGTTCTCCTAATTCAGGAAAAGCCGTTTTATAATTCTCATCAATACCTTTAGGAATTATTAGTGTCGCCTTCTTATCTTCATTAAAAAATCCTTTGCCGCTACATTGCTTACATTCCGCTTTCCCTTCAATAGTTATTCCAGAACCTTCGCAATTATCACAAGACCCTTGAAAGATTTGCTGCATAAACCCCATACTTCTTATTTGCTGTATTATACCGCGACCATCGCATTTACCACATTTTTTATTACATTTTAGGCAATATTTGCGAATATTAATATTTAAATCCTTATTAATACCTTCATATACGTCGTCCAAATTAAATACAAATGTTTTCTCTATCGATTGAGCCTTTTTAGGGATTTTTACACCCATACCAAAGATTTCTTCTTCAAAACTATGCCCCATTCCTCCAAAAGGATTTCCTCTGCCTCTAAAAAATGCTTCAAAAATATCGTGGGGATTTCTATGAACTTCCTGACCAGACCCATTATTATAATTCTGGTCTCCGCTATCATCATATGTCCGCCTCTTAGTCTCGTCACCTAATACGTTATAGGCTGCAGAGATTTCCTTGAATTTTTCCTCAGCAACCGCCTTATCAACATCTTTGTTCTTATCTGGATGATATTCTATAGCGAGCTTCTTATATACCCTCTTTATATCCTCTTGCGTAGCATTCCTTTCAACTCCTAATACTTTGTATAATTTATAATTGTCGCTGCTACTCATAATATTATGATAGTATATTAAATGTTTATATATCTTCTTATATACTCAATAATATAATATATACTACGACAATATTTATGATATATATATATTTTCTTAATATATCTTTGGCAAAAACTGCATATGGATTATGGCGTGTCATACTTCTATTTTTAGAGCAATAATAGATTGTATAAGAAGTATTCTTTGTAAATGGATCATACCTAGAGACGTTTAAGCGTCTGCAAATATTACTAGTATTATCACTATAACAATTATAAAAACAGGATATGAAAATAAAAAATTTAAAATAATATATTAAATTGTGTTTCATTTTATATTATAAAATATAATTATTGTTTTATATATGTATCTATAGGTATCCAACTTAATTACAAACATATCTCATCATAATATTCATAGTGTATAGTTCCTGATTAAGTAATTTGAAAGCGTATGGCATCCTTACCTGAGCAATATCCGTATTATTTTTGCAGTATTTGCAGCTATATATGCTCTTCTCAGTATTAACATTGGCGTGCATCCCGCATCTTTTACAGATAAACACCCTATAATTATCTGAAACGTGGAGCATCCTCTCTGCAAGGAAATTCGAGGTGCCGTGTGCAATAAAGCAATCTCTCTCCATCTCTCCTAATCGCAATCCTCCAGACCTTGCCCGACCTTCGCTAGGTTGCCTTGTTAGCATCACAATCGGACCATTTGAGCCACGCGAGTTCCCAGTCCATACTGATTTGCCGTTGCGTCGAACCATAAATACTTCCGTAGATACGCTGATACAATATACCGCACCTTCATAGTTATATGCTTCTTCCACGTGATTTATCTCTTTGCGGATATCATTAGCATTTGCATATGGATTATTCTTTTTCTTAATAATAGTAATCTTCCAAAGACCTTTCCAGATACTTTTGACACCGCTCCAACCTGCGTGAATACATAGTCGCATCATATCGTCCGCCAAACTTTCATATTTAGTGCAGAACATATTATCATACTTGTGAAGGTTATAATTCCCTGTCGCAATCATAGCCTTCATAAGTATCTTCACTTGTTTGCTGCTTAACTTCCATACCCACTCAGGCATACGGAAGGTATTTGCATCCGTATAGAGATTACACAAATATTCAGTAATATTTTGCGTATCCTCAGTATCATTATGCGAACCAAATTGATAGAGAACTTTATTATCGCATCCGCTAGAAATCCATTTGCCGAAGAATAATAGCCACGCTTCCATATTAATCTCCTTGTCGCTATTAGGTATCATAAACTGATAATCAGGAACATCCCATACGCAATCCTTCTTGTATCTAACACATTCCCTAATGATATCATCTGCTTTTTCTAATGCATATCCTTTATTCTTAGTATTCTTATTATTATTATTATTATTCTTAGTATTCTCTCGCTTAACATACATTCGATGTTCTCCTGTTGTATTTAAGTCAATCTGCGAATTGCTGATATTATACATTGTCCCAGAGTATTCAGGGTATTTATGGACTTCCATAGGCTTCTCATAAACCAGACGGCTATCATCTTTGAGAACAGCAACCTTGTCCGCAGTAGTAATCTTCTCAATAGACTTCCAGCCATCGCTAGTTAAAACGTCGTGGTCTGCAGTAAGACAATGAATTTTGTCTGAAACCATATGCTTCAATCGCTGGTAATACGTCGGACCGATAAAGATATCCGTGTGGATTTGCTCACCCGTGCGCCCATTATATAATATTTCATTACCATATTTCTCCATACCAGACATTTCTAGAACCTTTGCTATTCCTTCTACGGAGCAATCAGTATATGGCGTGGAGTCACCAAATGCCCCAATATGGCAACACGCCTTCCCCATAATCGATTCCATTAATTGGGCAATAGTCATACGCGAAGGGATTGCGTGAGGGTTCATAATAATATCTGGAACAATCCCGTCCTTCGTAAAGGGCATATCTTGGTGCCTATATATCATTCCAATGGTTCCCTTTTGAGCGCTGCAACTAGCGCATTTATCGCCAATTTCGGGTTTCCTGTTTTTACGAATGCGAACCTTGCAAAACTTATAGCCATCGCTATTGATGCCATTATAGTTCATATCGATATAGCCGTCATCATTCGCTTTCATTGTTAAGCTGCTATCTTGATATGTAATAACGCCATTTGCTTTCTTGGGCATAACTTTGCCTACGATTACGTCATTCCCATTAACATAGGTATTTTTAGAGACAAAGCCATCATCATTCAATTTCTCATAAGAGTATGGTTTCTGCGATGATATGTTAGTGGGATTTGTGAATAGCTCTTCTTCTCCTGTGCTATGGTTTTTATTACATACATCGCGCATCGCCTTATAATAGGTGCTAGTAAATAGCCCTCTGTCCAGCGCCGATTGATTAACCATAATACTATCTTCCTGATTAAAACCAGTATGGGTCATAATGGCAACGATAGCATTTACGCCAGATGGTAATTTGTGAGCCATTGTATATTTAGAAAGTTTAGTATATACAAGAGATTTCTGGGGATAATTCAAAATATTACCCATTGTATCTATGCGCTTGTTAAAATTACTCATATATACACCTAGCGCCTGTTTGCCCATAGCGCATTGATAGCAATTTCTAGGCGACTGGTTATGGTCGCTGAATGGAATATTGACCCCCAAGATACCATTAATCAAACTTGGGTGAATTTCGCAATGCGTATAGAATGGAGGCAATGCAGTTCCTTTGATACCTTCCTCCAAATCTACGGGGAACGTCGCAATCATCGCGAAATTGATTTCATCACAATCCATATATTCAATGAAACCCTCTTCGTCCAAATAACTATCGGGGTCGTCCTTATTTTTAGATACTTCGTTGGGAACTATGAAGTAATCAAAGTGCTTGTCTGCGATATATTCCTTCCAGCTAATATTCTTCCTTTTCAATACTCTTTCAATTCTCAGAACACGCTTATTTGTTTCTGGGTCAATATCGACAATATATAGCGGTCTATACATTCTCCCTGCTTCAGTGCTAATAATAATGCACGACTTCTGAATATTCCACACAATCGAAGTCATCGGATATATAATGCCGCTGCGCTTATAATGCTTCAATTTCAAATACAATTCAGCGGGATTAGTATAATAGCCGATAATATCGCCATTCACCATAATATATACATTTTCTTCATTGCCCATATTCTTCAAGTATTCGATAGGCGATTTCTCGGGATTTGACATAGTATATGTATCATCATATACAATCACGCCCAAATTAACCAAGATACGGCGGATATGTATGCTATTCATCGCGATAGAGATATTCGTGCTGAGCGCCATATTTTTTACTAAGCCTACTGAACTTCCTTCAGGCGTTTCTGCGGGACATATCATACCAATCTGCGAATTATCTAATTTACGCGGTTGCACGAGTTTCCCATTCTTCTCCATTGCAGTATTGATGCGCCGCAAATGTGATAATGTGCTAGCATAAGACATACGATTGAGAACTTGCGATACGCCCTGCTTGATGTTTTGAAATGTTCCAATACTTTTGATACCCCAGTTTCCCGTAGAAAGTGAATACCTAATCCACGAATCTAAAAGCGATTGCTTGAAAAACCGATGAATACTGATATCTGAAATGATATTGGATATGGGGATATTCGCATTTCCTCGCCATAAGTTGAGCTCTTTTTCAATGGCAATCTTGAGTTCCTTCGTCATCTTGCCATAACATTGCCTGAACAAATTACTCATCAATACGCCTGGTGTATCTACGCGCTTATTAATGTAGGAGTCGCGATTATCATACGTATCATACCCTAGATAGATGCGGATCATCTTGCGAATAATATAACCGACGTATAGCGCTTTCCGCCGATAAGACTTGCCTACGTGAGGGATAAAATCATTAATAAGATTATTATGAAGCTGCGCTTTGTTCGTCTCGTGGTCATTGTTTTTATTAACGCCAATCATAATCTTAATAAGCGTATTCTCCGCCTGTTCTTGTGTATTGATATCACAGGCATCTTCGCAACACGCCATTAATTCATTGATGATACGCTGGTTCTTTTCGTTATCCGTATCATATATAATATGATTAATGATTTCTCTATCGCTAATAACCCCGAGAGCCCTGAATATTACAAAGATGGGAACTTCAGACCGAATAAAGGATGTGTTGATGCGAATAATGCGTCCCATATGATTTAATTTGCCGCTCATATTCAAGCAAGTAGTCTTGGGCGGAAGATATGTGGAGTCGCACATTGAGCGAATTTCAGCATACAATCCTTCGGCGTTATTATTGGGGTGGAAGACGAGAACCTTGTTTTCGTTAATGCGGTCTTGTGAGATTAGAACCTTCTCATTACCATTCACAATAAAATAGCCGCCGAAATCATAGATGCATTCGTTTTTATTCTCTTCGCAAATCCCTTGCATCTGGCTAAGGACGCATAGTTTAGAGCGAACCATTATTGGGATTTTCCCGATATATACGCCATTAACATTTTTATCAAACTTCTCAGTCATCCCATTCTTGTTTGTAATCTCAGTGGAAATATGAACATTGACATAGATGCCGCTCGAATACGTCATATTATTCATACGGGCAATGTAAGGGGTCATTATATTTTGCGTCCCGTCAGGAAGTTGATAGTTAGGCTTTACAATGCTGGGTTGAAGGATATTGATAGAAATATTATAGGTATTATCAGGCAACTCGGCTTTCTGATTTGTGATTTTCACCTTGATGGGATTGAACCCGCTAATGATTTGTCCCAATGTATTGTCTATGAATTTATTATAACTATCCACTTGATGCTTTACAAGCGGATTAGATGATTCAGGAGAACCACCCTTTTGAAAATAAATATCCAGAATATCCCAGCAAAGGTTAGAAAACATTATTAGTTGTATTTAATTAATAAATAATTCTTAAATATCAATTTTTAATATTTTAATGATTAATATTTTATATAAAAAAATGATAATATAAAGTTTAGTATATTTTATTATATATTACATAGAGGAACCTAAGGAACCCTAAGAATGTCTAAGAGAATACCAAAGATTATTGCGATTTGTGGCGCAAAGAGATGTGGCAAAGATGTATTGGCAGAGCATCTAGTAAATAAATATAATTACGAGAGAGTTGCCTTTGCAGACCCTTTGAAATTTGCAGTGAAAACCTTATTCGATTTTGATGACGACCAAGTTGGTATCGGTAAAGATACTGGAACAGGTAGAAAGGATATTGTTGACGAAAAATGGGGGATAACACCGAGAGCCGCATTGCAATTCTTCGGAACTGAAATGATGCAAGAAAAAATACAAGAGTTATTACCTGATGTGAAGAGAAACTTCTTTGCAAATAGCTTGAAGAATTACATAACCTCTAAAATGAATACATCCGAAGGACAAACGTTTGTTATTAGCGACCTTCGATTTATACACGAATACGAGATGCTTTTTAGTATCCCTAAGATACGCAGAGAAGATATAGTTATTATAAGGGTTATTAGACCAAATCCTTATAATCCTACCTTAAACTTAGAAGAACCTCATATACATATATCTGAGATAGAATATATGAAGATACCTTATGATGTTATAATAACAAATGACGGCACAATAGAAGGTTATATTAATAAATTTGAAAAGATTATTGATTATTAGGTTGTTAGTTTGTTAGTTTGTTAGGTTGTGATATCTTGTAATGTATTGTTATTTTTTTGGTTTATATTTGTCTTTATAACAATGCTTGTAATATAAAATTGATTACCTTCGTATGTTATAGAACATCAACTGCGTAAAAAAAGAGGGATGATTAAAAATGATGGAGATATAATTCCATCCGTAAAAGAAGATGATAGTATGGTATTACAAACGGAAGACACTGGGAAAATCTTTGAAATGGCTATATGCTTAGCGTATGGCATACCATATGATGGTAAATATAAGTATGGTATGGAAATACCAGAAAAACTAAAACTGCGACTTTCTAAACTTACTGAGATATTCCCAATGTGTATGCATACGGCACGTAAGGGTTCGCGGTATGATTATACTAGCGTGGATGATAATAGCAAACATCTTTCAGCAAAATCAACAAAAAAAGGTGTAGGTAAAGTAGCACCACAAGTTATAGGGCAATCTCAACCAAAAAAATTCTGCAATTTACTGGGAATTGAATATACGACAATACCTGCACTAAAAGAATATATTCAAAAAGAAATAATAAAAATCATTCCTATCATTGTTGAATACACATTTGATTGCCCTAATATTTACTATAATAAAGAAAAAGATACAATACGTTATATTACTTTAGACCAACCTATTGTATGGTCTTCATATTCTTTCAGATGGACGTGTGATTGGGTTGATTGGAAGAATTCATCAACGCTAAAAATTATAGTTGATGAAAATGAAATAAGTTTGCTCGAATTTCAATTTCATACAAAAAGCAGAACAAATATGGCAATTCGCTGGAGCTACGAAAATTTCTTAAATATCTTTGCAGATAATTTAACTATCAGCAACTTTTAGACAGAATAGGTATTCCTTAATATTGACATCTTTGTTATATTCAAACGATTTAAATCTTTTGTAATCTCTTTCAATAACTGATGCATCCCCATATTTTTTTAGAATGTCTAACATCTTTTCCTTTGAAAGTATGCCTTCGCTATTATAAGAGAGAAATATCCATTTTGTTTTTAATCCTTTGAATAGCGTTTCAAAGGCTTTCTCGGTTATATCTCCTTTTTTGCAAAATGGCGATATGAAACAATCGGAGGGAATTCCTGTTTTACCTTTCAAAGGTAATTCAGATAATAATAATTCAGGTGTTTTAGCAATAATATTCAAAGGAAAATAGTTTTTAGAATATTGCCTTGCATTATATGGCGGGTCTAAATATACTAAATCGGTTTCAAAAGATGCAAGAAAATCGGTATTTAGAACATCATTGTTATTGGTATTAGATGCATAGTGTGATTGCAACGTATTATTATGAATAGGCATTAATTTTAGATTTTTCATTGCCTTCGCTTTAAAATTCTTTAGGAAGCATCCGTATACTGCTGGAACATTACTTACTGCATCAGCGCTTAAAAGTATAGATGCTAGGATAAATTGATATTCGTCGAATGCTAGGCTTTCTTTAATTAATTCAAGCTTATTACGGATATAGTCAATGCGTTTTGCATTTTCAATCGTAAAGAATTTGCGTTCGCAAGACCCGAAAGGACTATAATGTGTTGTAATAAACCCAATGGTGGTTGAATGTTTATTATCTTGAATATCTTGCTGGAATTCATCTATTATTTTTTTACAATTTGCAGTATATATTGAGCGTGTAAATGCGTGAGTTATTATAGAACTATATAATTCTGCATCATTCGAGATAACTATCGCATTATGTTTCCTAAAATGGTAAGAAACAATACCTGTTCCTGAAAACATATCACCAATTCTCTTATCGGCAAATGAAGTCCATCCTGTTTTTTCTTTCATATTACTTGTAATCCAGTCGAGTAATTGAAATTTTGAACCAATGTAATTTAAACGATATATTTTTTCGGGCATTACTTCGTTTACTTCGCTTACTTCGTTTGTTCCCTTACATTGTTTAATATGATTGTTATATGCTTCCTTCCTTGTAAATTCTTCTTTACAAATATCGCAAGCATATTTAATCTTAACCATATTTATCAATATATTATAAAAACAAAGTAATTTTATATATCATTTTTTATTACAACTTATTATGATATTCTTTAATGCATTTTTCAACGGACGTTTTAATATCAGGGATATCAGGATATAGCGAGTATAACTTATCAGTCGATAGTTGTGTATTTGAACGCTTCGATAACAATATGGCATCCTGCTCTTCGACACTAAAATTTTCCCACACAAACCCTCTATCTATATGTTCTCTATACATCTCTAAAATCTCATTGTGAGTTATAAGTCCTTTATTAACTAGATTAAAAGTGCCTGTAGTTCTTTTGATAATCATATCCATAATAACTGGGAACATATCTTCTAATACAGACATCGAATTAGGCATAGAGCAAATCTTATTATATTTGAAAATTTTACTTAGAAAGTTTCTATTATGTTCAAAATTTACAATGGGCATTCGAATGCGCAGGTTCAACGTATTTTTTGAATACATATGCTGAAGCCTATCTGTGAAGCCTTTAACAATTGAATAGGAAGACCCAAAAAATGTTGGGAGTTCATCGTCTCCAACGCTGCTAGTTGTAGGGTCGTCGCTGCTAAATATACAGCCTGTTCCTAGATATGTGTAGTGAATATTATATCTTTCGCAAAGAATTGAAAGTATTACGGGGGAATACAAGTTATCTCTGATATTGTCTTTAAGTTTTCCTGGCAATTCTAGATAATCGATTGTATTATATTCGCCCCCGTGCGTCCGTCCAATAAATGAAATGATATGTGTAGGCGAATACAATTTAATATCTTCTTCAACTGCTTTTTCATCATCCGCGCGAACGTCAGTGCCAATGTAGGTAATCCCGTGATTATTCAAATAATCCCCAAATTGCTTACCTATCCACCCTTTGCATCCGAAGAAAAGAATTTTCATTTTTATATTATTAATTAATATTCTTTTATATAATATATATATCAATTCAAAACGATACCAATGATAATATTAGTTATCAATATGTATAAAAATCAGAATATATATAGAAGTTTGAAAATTAAAAAGAAGTTTTTATATGGATTAGAGGGCAACAAAGTAATATTTAAAAAATGGGATGATGCCGCAGGTATCCAGTATATCTTAAAAAGCAAGAAGGTGCGTGGTATTATAATAACTGGCTCTGATTATTTTATAGGCGAAGACGTACATTCAGTGATAGATGAAAGTATTATTAAATCTAAAATAGCGATACTAGCGATATGCTATGGGTTTCAGTATTTAATTAGCAAATACGGGAAACCATCATTTATAAAATCTTGTAAAAGCGGATATATGAAGTATTACAATAGTTTCAACATAACGTTTCCCTTCCATATTCCTAAAAATAAATATTTTTTTTCGCATACAGATTATATAGTGAAAGTTCCCAAAAATTACAAGATTATTAAAAGGATTGGTGAGAAAATAATTGTTGCATATAACTATAAAAAAAACATTTTATGCACCCAGTTCCACCCAGAAAAATACAAAAAATCTAGTAGAATATTCTTTAATACGTGGATTGATAAGTGTTTATTATAGATACCTAAAAAGTAATGAGACACAAGAGTTTATTGTATAGAATATAATGGCATATTTACTATAGTTAGATATATTTAGTAGATAGATTTAATATTTGTTTAACATTTGTTTAACATTTGTTGCTTGTGTTCTTTATATTTTAGGATGTTATATAATATTATATATTATATAATTAGATATAATATATAGATATGTCTCTTGACCCATCTACGCGTTTGATGTTGAAACTACAGGCTCGATTGGGTGATCGTTTTAATATTGATATTGATAGACCTTCTTCTGGAAAACGTAGCATTTTGGGAGAAATAATATATACTATTCGACATAGTAAAGAAAAATATGATGAATTTAAAAGGAAAAGAGATATACCTTTTAGTGTAATTAAAGATAAACTGAGAGAATTACAGAGCCTTATTAAAAAAAATGAAACACCAGATATTATCAATAGAAAAGCACAGGAAATAATTGAATTACGCAGAATAGCAACAATAGGAGAGGGTGAGAGATTAAGTAAACTTGCAGAATTAAATAATATATACAAAGAACAAATAAGGTTATATAAGGCTTATAAAGCAAAAAAAGCTAGCAGTTACACTCCAAAAATTTTTCAAGCAGAAGAAATACCAATACCAAGTGACATAAAGGTTATACTAGACACTGAATGGAGAACAGATGCCAGAATAGAGCCCGATAATTTGAACGATATGCCCAACTGGAATGAAACTACGGAAGAATTAATTAAAAGGCTAAAACAAAGGAAATCTAATGCGCCCGCGCAATCTGCTGTATTAGGTGGTGCTAATAAAAGCAAGGTTAAGAAACTTGTTAAGAAACCTCTTAAGAAACCTCTTAAGAAACTTGTTAAGAAACTTGTTAAGAAACCTGTTAAGAAACTTGTTAAGAAACTTGTTAAGAAACCTGTTAAGAAACCTCTCGTAAAACCCGCAAGGAAGAAAGTAGCCCCTAAGCGTGTAAGTAAATAAATAGCAATATATATACCCCATATATATATTCTATATTTGAACTAATTATTTTTTAGATTTTAGGTATCTATATAATACCTAAAAGGTGTAGTAATACCGCTAATATAACTGATGGTAGTTTACTTATAATATGTAAATACGTAATCTACCTAACGCGCGTATTAATAAACTTTTAAATAGTATAAATATTATATAAACAATTGATATTCAATTAAATATATAATATGACAACATTAAATCTTAATAATATCAATGACGATTTGATTGAATTAAATAGAGATACATTTAACAGCAAACAAATGGGTTTTAATATACCAAATAAGCAAAATAGAGTGTCTCAAAATAGTTTTATGAATGATAATACATTATTTAATAGAAATAAGATAAGTGATGATGTGATTTCTATGTCTTCGAGGTCTTCTTCGCGTTCTTCTTCACGGGCTAGTTCAGTTAATGGCGATTATGACAAAAGTGCCTATATGAAAAATATGAAGAATATATACAAAGGAAAGGGTTCGCCGAAAATATCAAAATATAAGGAAGAAAGCGATGAAAGTAGTGTTGTAAGTAGTTCGAGCAATCGAAAGGCGGCTTCGGGGAAAAGCCATCAAGTTTCAAGTAAATATAAAGCACAAAGTAAATACGAAGAAGACGAAGAAGACGAAGAAGACGATGATGACGAAGACGGCGAAGACGAAGAAGACGAAGAAGATGGAGAAGATGAAGACGATGACGGAGAAGACGGAGAGGATGGAGGTAGTGAATATGATGGCGATTATAAGAGAGGAACTAAAAATAGGCATTTAACTGCTAAGGAAATTATTATGAATGAATTAAATGAGAAGAAGGAAATTATTTATCAAATAGATAGGTTGGAATCGAAGGGCTTCAAGGTTCCATTTAAGTTTAATATGAACTCCGACTTGGAAGAAATGCGGGCTGAATATAATCGCTTAATACGCGAAAAGGAACTTGACGGGAGTGTGAGATTTCAGCAAAAAATGCTAATGGCATTTATTTCGGGAACTGAATATATGAATAGTAGATATGACCCGTTTGCTATAAAATTAGATGGGTGGTCTGAACAGGTTAATGAGAATATTAATGATTTTGATGATATATTCGAAGAACTGCATTACAAATACAAAGCGACAGGTAAAAAGATGGCTCCTGAACTAAGGCTATTTATCTCATTGTCGGGGAGCGCATTTATGTTTCATCTTACTAGCAGAATGTTCAAAGAGCAGCCAATGCCAAATATAGAAAATGTATTAAAATCAGACCCTGAATTGATGAAGCAATTCCAACAGGCTGCCGCGAAGCAATATGTGATGGGTAATAATTATCCGCCAGCCTCTTCTGCTTCACTGCCGCAGCAACAGCAGCAACAGCAGCAACAGCAGAATATCCCAATGAGTAATAGTTATAGCAGCGGGGGCGATAGCAGTTCAGGACTATTTGGTATGGTTAGTAGTTTGTTCAACACATTAAATTCGCCTGTATCCAGTATGTCGATGCCTTCGATGCAATCAGCGTCTAATAATGTAAATATGAGACAAGCACCAAATATTACTGAGTTAAGACACAAGCCCTCTGCTGATATTGAAAACATTATCAATAATGTCCATAATAACATATCAATGGATCATAATGATAATAATATCGAAACATTGTCTGTTAGCGATGAAGAAATAACATCTATAATCGAAGATACTGCAGATATCAAAATATTAAGAGGCGTAGGGCGACCACGTAAAAACACGCGAACATTAAATATATAAATATATACTACTACATAATAGTAATACATTAGTGTTATTGATATGTTTGCGTATTTTAGTAAAATGAATAACTTAAATAATAGAGGCATCGTATCCTTATTATTATTGAATAACTATTACCGCAATAATAGCGAAGACAGCGAAGACGACGAATACTTATTTAATAACTATACTATCGCTAGGTGGGCTAAAGAATATAATGTTATGATTATGCATCCTTATAACATAGTTGTTAGAGAGGATATCCCACCGCTTTTCTCTTATAGTTAAATTTAGCACTTTTTACTATTTTCAAGTATTTGCCATTATATTTACCAATCTTCTTAGCCTTTTTTACCATCCTTTTATAGCCACCTTCCGAAGATACCGAAGATTGTAATAGTGATGTAAGAGCTTCTGGTATTTCAGGTGTCCTTTTTGTAATCGACCTTTTACCATTGCTATTAATAATGGGATATGTGCGAGGTTTTGGTTTATTTTTTTCACTATCAAGATATATTTTTATAATTTTTTTGAAAATACTAAAGACTTTGCGAGGGTTTTTATTATAGTTAGCGTGTAATGATTTAAAAGTTTTTAATTCAGCAACAAGATTTTCAGGACATCCTATAAACCAACATAAATTCAAGGCAAAATCAACACGTGATGCTATTTTGTCAAAAAATTCTTTCATTGTAGTATAATCAACAGAAATCCCTAAAGAAACTGCGCGTATAGTAAAAGTGGGTTGCCCGTCTTTACTTGTATTCGTAGTAAATGAAAGGTCTTTTTTAAGCGTCTTTTTATTATTAGGGTCGTAAAAATTATCAGCAACTGCCTCTAAAATGGCGTTTAGGCTACTGATATTAGGTTCCTTCAGTTCCTTCGGTTCCTCATTACCTTGCAATTCTTTAGATAATACCTTCTCTTGTATCCCTTCATTTTTAGGTTCTTCAAGTATTTCTCTTGTTTGCTCTGTATTTCCTATTACATTATGTAGTTCTATTGTAATATTTTTGAATACATCACCAAACAATGTAAGTATATCATTATTGGTCGCAGTATCTTCGCTTGTAACAACTACGTCTTCTATAGCAGTTTCTTCAACAATTTTAATCATATCATTTTGTAAATTGTCTAATTTTTTTTCTTCTAAATCATTTAACCTTTTTAATATTTTTGAACTGCTAGGTGTAGAGGATGATGCGCGATTAATAAATGTTTTAACACTGCGAATTGCCTTACTAATCTTATCCTTTATTTGCGCTTTTATTTTAGTTTTTTCGGATGTTTTATTTAGTCGCGACGGCGTATATTGCACATTGTATGACGATGGTCTTTTATCTACTACATCTTCATTAGATTTTGCTGCTTTAGGGACTTTCGCGGCTGCTGCTGCTTTAGGGAGTTTAGCGGCTGCTGCGTAGGGCATATTATCCTTATCCTTATTCTACATTATTATAAATATAATATTAAATGTCATCAGTATAAAAAAATGATGACATAAAATAAATATTATATATATAATAACAATGTTGAAATTATTGAAGATTATATTTGCAAAGTTAAAAGAGGCTGAGTTGCTATCGAAGGAAGAACTTATATTCCGCTATAAGTTTGAAAGAAATATGCAAAAACTATTTGCTAAAAAACATAAAAATATAAAACATACATAAAATACATTACTTTACACACATCCATTCCATCTCTTCATCAGACGTTGTCAGACGCTATACATCCTGCATTCCGTGCTTTCTACTTTTTCCCATTTATCACCAGTCCATCCTTCAATCATTTCATCTTTATAATCACTGATAAGTTCGCTGCACGCATACATAAGGAATTCCCTCATATCAATCTTGTTAAGATTTGTAGTATATGAAATCTCCTTGTCTTTGCAATAGGTCTTAATATACTTCAAGAAATGCTCTTTCTTCAGGCTCTTAATTAACTTGTATACCACATTCTCATTAGGCAATTCGGTTTTATCATTCATAATCCTGCTTGTGATATTATAACCTAAATTATAGGCATCTTCGTGTATCTGGAGGTTAAGTTGGCGAATTCCCTTATACTTCTCCAAGTTTGAAAGATAATTACATAGGATACGCGTGGAATAATAATAAATATCATTATCGCCATAAATTTTCTCGTGCACAACGCGCCCGTTGCTGTAGTTATAAGGGAACTTAAACATTGCTTGGTGGTCGCAAGGGTCTTCAAGTTGTTTTGGTTGTCGCTTCAGTATTTGTTTGTTCCTAGACATTATTAAAGTATCTTCTAATCAATTTTTATATTTATTTCAAAAAATTATTACAAATTTATTCTAATATATAAAAAAATGATGTAAATTATACTAATACGTATCTCATATACATATGAACATTATCAAAACATTCTCTAATTTATTCGTATCCTCCGTATCCTCCGTATCCTCCGTATCCTCCGTATCCTCTGAGAAGGATGCTGGGGAACATCAAATAGTCGCGACGGATATCGAGGATATCCATCGGGATGTCCATAAGGAGATGGGATATAAAGAGAATACCCAATTTAACTCTTTAATAGAAAGTATTGCAGAGGAGTTTAAAAGGGATATTGAAAGGTTTAAAACTACTAGCGATATTGATAGGTTCAAAAAGAATATTCAAAAAAAATACAAGTATACTATTTCAAATGCCGAGTTTATCAAGATATACAAGCATCTTAATCTAGATAACCAACAGCTGCGCAATCTTATAACAAAGAAGAAGTGCAAGTCAAATTCAGGCGTTCTCGTGATAACGCTTTTAACCTCTGCGCACCCTGAATATATCGACGAAGAAGGCAATGTTAAAATTGCTCGTTTTTCTTGCAAACACGATTGTGCCTATTGTCCGAATGAACCAGCGCACGAAGGGAATAATTGGGTAGCGCAACCTAGAAGTTATTTATACTCGGAACCTGCGGTATTACGAGCGAACGCCAATGATTTCGACGCTATAAAACAAATGAATTCGCGCATATCAACACTTATCAATATGGGGCACATTCCTGATAAATTAGAGATTATTGTGTTAGGAGGGACGTGGTGCGAATATCCTCGTAATTATCAAGACCGCTTCATAACTGAAATATATTATGCTGCAAATATTTATTTTGATAGAGACCCTAAGCGTCCTAAGAAAACGCTAGAAGAGGAGATAGAAATCAATGAAACATCTACAATTCATATTATTGGGCTAACTTTAGAAACGCGACCTGATACTATAAATATCGAGGAAATCGCTAACTTTCGCCGATATAATTGCACACGAATACAATTAGGTGTTCAGCATACAAACAACAAGGTATTGCAAAAAATAAACAGAGGGCATACAATAGAATGCGCATATGATGCAATAAAACTTCTGAAAAACAATTGCTACAAGGTTGATATACATATAATGCCTAATCTTCCGGGTTCGTCCTATGATATTGATAAAATAATGCTAGAAGAGGTCTTGTATGACCAGCGAATACAAGTTGACCAGTATAAAATATATCCGACCGCCATAGTTCCTTTCACGCGAATTAAGAGATGGTTTGACGAAGGCACGTATATACCATATGATGATATGCTATTATATGAGCTTATTAAGGAATTTAAGAAGAAGGTTCAAAAATACAAGCGACTAAATCGCATTATTCGCGATATACCCGGACACTATATAGAAGGAGGGTATTCCACAAAATTTGTAAATATGCGTCAGCTGCTTCAAGATGATATGCGAACAAATAATTGGGGATGCAAATGTATAAGATGCCGCGAGATTAAAGGGAACATCCTATCATCGCTCGATAATATCAAGTTAAATATAGAGATATATAGAGCATCCGATTGCAATGAATATCATATTAGTTTTGATACTGATTGCGATAAAAATTATTTAATAGGATTTCTACGGCTCCGCCTAAGCGGCTTGAGCAGCGTGAGCAGCGTGAGCGAAGAAGAAGACAATAATTTACAAGTATTACCTAGCATCAAAGGATGTGCTCTTATAAGAGAATTGCACGTATATTCGAATTTGAATAGCGTCGGGGATAACATAGAAGGTTCTATGCAACACAAAGGGTTCGGTAAGCAACTAGTTGCGAAGGCTGAAGAAATAGCAGCAAATAATGGTTATAGAAGGATTGCTATAATTAGCGGAACAGGTGTTAGAGGATACTATAGAAAACTAGGATATGAATTGATTGATACGTATATGATAAAGGATATATGAGATATTATTTATATTATTTATATTATTTATATTATTTATATTATTTATATTATTTATATTTATTTGTGTGTATAGCGAGATAGCTGCTATTATCAGTGGTTTCATATGACCCTTCCAAATCTTTATGCCAGTAATCGCAATGTATTAAATTAATTTTATGAGGAAGTAATATTAATGGATATGCGAGGTCATCAATAGTATATGGATATGAATTGGATTTCTCATCATAATGATATATATCATAATTAATATTTTCCATATGCTCTATTAATATTTTACAAGACTTGTTTGAAAAATAGATTAGCGGACCTTTTAAAAATACAGGGGTATATGGCATTTTTGAATATTTTTCAATATCAATGCCTTTCAAATTATGCAAGGGATTATCAAATTCTTCTGGATGGTCTTTGTAATAATAGACAAGATGCAAGGATGTCTCTGATTTGCTAGGTTCATATTTATATGGTTCATTTATAACAGATAAACCTTTAATTGAACTACCTAAAAAATCAATATCAGTTTCAATACAATTCATTTCATTTTTTCCATTTATTTTAATTTTATATTTAGGTGATACTAAGAATGCCTTTAATCGCGTTTCATTGAATACTAGGTCATCATTAGACCGCAACACACCTTCTTTGATATCAAAGATTTCATATAGATATTTTAGCGATAGCACTATTTTTTTAAATAAATGTAGATAACTATCCTCACATTTAATCGTTAATAAGTTTCCTTCAAGTTTATAGTCGCAATCCAAGAATAAGTCGCCAATCACACGTATTACTTTCCAGTTCCCATAGTTGTCTTGAAGATCAATCTCTTTTAATCTTGTATTTAAAAACTTTTGACAACTTGTCACAAGGATAATACCATCGACCTTAATCATATCTATGTTATTATTTAGAATTTAAATAATCTTTATATATATATATATATACCTTATTTATTCATATTTATCCTTGATATCCTTATTTATTCATATTTGTATGAACTGCCATAACCGCTTCGTGATAATGGTAATCATTGTATAGTCTCGCGCAATGTATAAAACTAATCTTGTTATAATATAAAATATATGATACGCCGCAATCTTCGATAGTGTATGGATACGAACTGCTATATTCATCGTAATGAAATATATTGAAATTAATATTGCTCATATGATTTATTAAGATATTGCAAGATTTGTTCGAGATATAATACAATACGCCACTAGGTATTATAGGGAGACGCGGGCGCTTGATATACTTTGATAAATCAACGCCTTTAAGATTATGCAATGGATTATCAAAATCTTCTTGGTGGTCATTATAATATTGAAGCATATAAGTATCCTCGACTGCGGTTTTTATATCATCATCTGAGATTTCGTGTGAAAGCAAACTCTTATTTACGTGCGACTTACCTAAAAAATCGATATCAATCAATGTATTTGTATTTCCATTACTAACCTCGCATATTTTAGGATTTTCTAAGAAGCATTGCAATATACCTTCGTTAAATATCAAGTCATCGCCTGACCGCAATACACCTTCTTTAATATCAAAGATTTCATATAGATATTTTAGCGATAGCGTTAATTTTTTTAATAAATGCAGATAGCTGTCTTCGCATTTAATCTTCATCAGGTTCCCTTCGAGTGTATAGTCGCTATCTAAAAATAAATCGCCAATAACATAGATTACTTTCCAGTTCCCATAATCGTCTTTTGGAAGTTTGTATTGCACTAAACGCGTATCCCGATGCTTATGGCAACTTAATACAAGAATTATACCATCAACCTTAATCATATCTATGTTCTTTACATTCTTTATATCCTTTATATCTTTTTTGTCTTTTTTGCCAATAACTCCTTTAATCCTCCAATAAACTTACCATTTTTAAATATCATAGGGAAATAAAAATATGGTATTATTGTATATTGCTTAATAAATTTATAGAAATTGTCGCGTTCTCTACACGTTTTTAGGAATTTATCACAATTTATATTAATACATTTTGTAGAGGGCATCGTCTTAATATGTTCCTTTGCCATAACACAATATTTGCATTTAGTTATACTATATATTGTATAATCGGTATTTGATGGTTTTTTATATTTATCTGCATCCATATTTAATAATATCTACTAATATAGTAGATAAATACCAAAGATATGTCTGCACCGAGAAGAAGAAGTGCGCGATTACTTGCTAAAGAGGAGTACGACTTACCTATTGATTTAACAGATACAGCAATTAAAGAAATTGAAAAAATTAAGGCTGATGAATTAAAATTCCCTATAGAAGACGAGGATTGGGTAGTATTTTTTTGCGAATATTTTGAATATATAGAAAATAATATTAGCGTTTGTTTATCAAAAATACCTGCTCTTCATCATGTAACTATGGGTGCTTTAAACAAGGCTGGATTAGAAGGAGGCGGATTTGATAGCGAGTTTGACAATTATGCTAATACAAATTATAATATTGGGTTATACTATTCATTATTTACGCAATTTAGAGATGGGACAAATAAAATAATTGGTTGCGATAAAATTAATTTACTATTATCATATGTGGGCAAAGCAGTATTGCGAATGGCGGGTAGACATAATAGTATATCTGCTAATGATTTAATAGCATTTTTTAGGAAAATTGTGGTTATATTAGAATTATCAGTATTCCAAGAAGTATTTTTACATTATATGACTGGTGATAGCACGGGACATAAGCATAGCATAGATTTCAATTATCATAACAAGACAACGCATGGTTGGTATATTGGTATATGGTTAAGAAAGCAAGAGTTTCTAGGGGTAGTAACAAGTAATGGGAAAAATTTTAGGAAAAAATACGATACAGGGCTTAGATTATTTGTTAGAAATTATCTTCATAGATTAATTGTATATATGAGAACATTTGGCGATAATTATCCATTAAAACACGAAAAACCTTATAATTACAGCGGTGATATTAAAAAAGCAACAAAATATCCGCTACCGCATAATGGGCTTTACAAATATAATACACCCCTTCATTATTATTATATGAGCCGCGATGATTGGGATTGTATTCCAAACTTTTTATTACCCGATGACGCAAAATGGACATCTTTCGCAAAGAATTTTAAGCATCCTAGCAAATGGACTAATCCGCCTCCTCAATGGTGGATTGATAGGATAGAAGATAAAAAAGGTTTATTAGATGGATATGCTTGGTGGAAAAGTGGAACTGATGAAGAAGAATACTATCAAAAAAAATTAGTAGGCACTAAAAATCTCGCAAAATGGTTGGCGATAAATGGAACTTTAGAAGAACAATATGAAGACCACGCAAATTTATGGGATGCCGATAATGAAGACTTTGAAGAAGCAGGGATGAATTTCGGAGGTATGTCTGGAGGTATTTCTAAAACTCCTTCGAAAAGAACTAAGAAAATATTTAAAATAATACGCGATAAGGATATTGCGTTAGACCCAAAAATAAACAAGGAATTAAAATATAGATTAAATTTATACTTTGATTTTAATAATGCTAGTTGCTCTAATACAAATGCTAAATGTGATTTAATAGATAACATATATACAAATAAATTAAATAGTTCAATAATACTATATTTTAATGCTAAAAAAATAATACAGGATACGCCAAAAAAGAAGGCGGCGAAGGCGGCGAAGGCGGTGTCATTGCCTAAATTACTACTTTCTGCAAAAATGCGCGCGGCTCACGCTGCTCACGCTGCTCACGCTGCTACAAGATAATCATATTCATTTGTTATTCTTCTTTCTCCATTCAGCACCAATTTTCTTCATAATATCAGGCGCTTTATCATTAGGATGCTTTTTGCAAAGTTCCTTATACATCTTCTTTACAAACTTATTATAGGGGGTTAGTTTGCGCTTTTTAGTACCGCCCTCTTGAACACTCATTCCACAACTACCAGCCATATAGTATATCTTCTTCTATATATATGTTATAAAAAAATAATTGTTGTTGTTAAAGAGGATTTTAGTTATTATTAGAGATATTATATATTATTGAATATCCGAAGGCATTTGTATGAAGCTTAGAGTATTGTATTTGACAACTCCAGCATTGGTATCGTGTAGTCTTATATAAGCAACCGCTTGCAAACACGCATCGCATAAATCGTCCTTCTTCTTATTATTATCAAATATTTCACAAAGAGCAGCGTCATCCTTTATATAGTTTTTACATATCTCTATGCTTGTTTGCTTATTCATCTTATATTTATCCTGCCTAAATCCTTTAGAGTTCTTGGTTTTTTGCGTAGCAGCGGTAGCAGCGACAGCGTCCATCTTAATTTGTATGTCGGGTTTATAGTCGTGTGTTTTCGTTTTCAGGGATGCATTAACAAGCACTACGTTATCTATAATTTTATCCCAATATTTTAGGAGGCTGAAATAGCAATATATTATATATTGGATGGTTTTCATTATACCATTAAGGTTTGATGGCTGGTTCTCAATCAATACATAATCTATTTCTTCAATTCCCTTCTCTTTCAACTCGCCAATTATATTATCAAGTTCCATATATATTCTCTCGGATATATCATCAATCCCTTTAATATCCTTCTTTTTATCTGCTAATGATATTATACGCCAGTCTAATATATGTATGTTGGTCGCGGTTTTTTTTAAAATACACAAGGCTAAATTCTTAATACCAATATCAAAACTTATATATATCATTTATATATATTATGTTAAATGTATTATTTATATGCTCGCGTCCTAGATGCTTTTATGCAACATACTAATAGTCCTCTTATTAAACGAGGTGATATTATGGTGTTTAATCAATGTTGTTAGGTTTAGCCAAAAAGTATCATTTTCAAACTTTTTATTATATTTATTAATCTTTTTGTATTTTCTATACAACCATTTATGTAATTTTTCCAATATGATGGTATTTGCAGGATTATTTTTGATATACATCTTTTTATTTGATATTAGTCGAGATACGAAATGCTTTAATTCAGATATGCTAGTATATTCTTGAGGGATGCTCTCCCATAAATTATGAAACTTCAAATAATCATATGTAGAGCATAGAAGCAGATGGTCAGTATAATCTACGAATGTAGGATTGTTATCGATAATCATTATATTATTAACGATTGAATGCGTCTTAGGCATTTTAATAGCCTTCAATAATTGAGGTAATATTTTAACTACAGATTTCTTGATATTACCATAATTATCTTTAAAGCAATTATCCCTCGTAAATATAGGTCGGTTGAACTTTATATTATTTTGTTTTTCTATGATTAATATCTCTTTATACGCCCACGTTTTATCAGAAGCCGTGTAAATAAAGAAGAAACTATTTGGGAATACCTTCTTCATCTCGGTCATAAATGTAGTAAAGTGGGGTCTTAGCAGTTTAGATTGCAAATTATAGCAATTGTCTAGCATCTTATCGCACAATGTTTTATATTTAACAAGATTACCTAATTGGATATTGCCATTTTTTAATATTATGTTTTTTCTAATAATTTCTTGTATATTATAAATATCGCATTGATAACTACAATCGCCTATTATAGTCCCATCTAAATCCAAGAGAAATATATATGGTTCATTATTACTCATTATATAATACTATAATACTATAATAATTATATATAATTATATATTTTTTATATTTTATTTATAGTAATACCGCATATAATAGAATGGATAGAGAAGGTTATCTTGAAGCAGCACTTAAATATGCTGCATTGCAGAGGACTAGACAGAGGACTATTAGCAGGAATGGCGCGCGTGTTCGTCCGCAAATGAGAGGACGACCTATACCGCATTATCAAAACCCAATATATAATTCTAGAAATAACCCAATAAATTTTCAAGTTCAGCATCGTCCCGCTATTATACATCCTCGCAATATGATGTATGCTAATGTTCTCGGTGTTCATTACCAACCGCAAAAGCCGCATATGCGAACGCAAGATACTGCTAGATTTTGCAATAGTCTTGGATATGTTTTACCAGCACCAAAATTACTTACAAGGGATGCTAAAATTGCTTCTAATACTAAGCAACAACTAGAAGTCGTCAAAGAAAAATCAAGAACATCGCCCAAAGTATCTTCTAATAGTCCGTCTGCTCCGTCTGCTCCGACTGCTCCGACTGCAACTACTAAAAGAAATTCAAAAACTAATAATACGCCGCCGCGTAATACACCAAAAGTTCTACAAGGAACAACAAGAGTTATGCGGCTTTCGCGTTCGACTAATAGGCGTTCAAATGTATAACTCGGTATTATCTTGCAATCTTATTTTATTTTTTTCATATAATAATTCTTTCCTTTTATCAATATACTCAGCCATACAAGTAAAGCCATATAATATCATCTCATTCACTTGTTCATCCGTCAATTCAATACGTATCCCCTTTCTATTTACTATAACATTCATAGCATTCTGTATTGTTATATTTTCAGGCATAAAATAATATTCTTTATCCCCTGAATTTATTTCGTTAAGGGTCACCTGACTAATTCGCAATATATCAAACATCTTGCATATTTGTCTTATTATGAAAAAGATATTCATCTTGTCTTTCGTAGGAACGTAGCCTTCCCTTTCTTTATATATTACCATCCCAATAATATTCTCTTTTGAAACGTGTGAAAATATTTTAATAGGAAAATTATTAGAAAACGCACCATCATAATAATATTCACCATCAATTGCAACGGGGTTAAATATTAAAGGGACTGCCATTGATGCTTCACAAGCAGTGAATATTGATACGTCTGGCGTATCCTCAATAGAAAAAATACGATTTTCGCACCTATTTATATTTGTCGTCGAAAAATATAGATTAACTCCAAACCTTTTAGAAGCCTCTTTAAAAGTTATATCTTCCATATCGGGATATTTGACGCGCAATACTTTTCTTAAATGTTCCATAAAATGCGATATAGAGCATAAGCCTAAATTAGAAACAATCTTATAATAATTCTTTGTGGGTATGTTGCATAGATTAGTATCGCCTGCAGACGTATAAATAACCCTCTCTGCTTCTTCTATTGTTAGCTTGAATGTAATGAATAGGGCTACAAACGACCCTATAGAATTTGCTGCAATATGCGTAATATTCTTATGCATATTCTCTAAGTATAAATATCTCAGAGCGCCTACAAATAGAACGCCTCGCATACCTCCACCAGATAAAACAAGATGCGTAATATTCAATTTATCCATAAATACTTTCTCGAATACAAAGATACTATATTTTGTTTATATAATATCTTTATATATTCGAATTATACTCGCATATATCAATATTATAATAGATTAGCGCCTCTTTTGCAGCATTATTCTCGGCTTCCTTCTTATTATTCCCTGTAGATGTCGCGATGATGGCATTATTGCGATCCTTTATGCAATAAGTGAAAATGCGGATATTATCTTTAATCAATATCTTTACTTCGTAAAACTTAGGTATATCTTGAAGGTTGTGCATCATATAGGAAACGAGCATATCCTTGTAATTATTCTTTATTCTTATTAACTCGCAGAAGTCAATATAATTCTCAATGATATAAATGATAAAACTTTCAACAATGAAATATCCTGCGCCAGTGAAAGGGGATATATTAATGCTATTTGGAAGCATCACCTTATCGCTCTCAGTTTGAAAGTCGAGAAATAGCGCACCTATGAATGCTTCAAATATATCTTCCATAATTTTAAAATTATTTCTGCCACCCGACTCTTCTACTTGCTTGGATATTATAGCGAACTTAGGGAAACCTATTTTGTCTGATAGATATCCTAGCATCCGTCCATTCACTATTTTCGTTCTAATTTTCGACAAGAAGCCTTCATTCTGGTCTGGAAACCTGCTATATAAATAGTTGGCGACTATCATACCGATTAAGGCATCACCAAGAAATTCTAGGCGTTCGTAAGACATATCTTGAAGCGGTAAGCAATCACTTGGGCAATTGATATTACTTTTGTCAAAGTCGATGTTCTTCATCGTGCAATATGATTTATGAACAAATGCGACGCGATATAAATCGATGTTTTTGAATTGAATATTTGACAATCCATTGTTATTAAAAATTTCAGTTAAATCGTCTATTTGAAGCAGAACATTCTTGTTATTATACGGCTGATTAGTAATTTCGATATCCTTTGTTTTGTTATGTATTCCTTGTATGCGCTTCATTGTATATGATTTATTATATAAATAATATATGTATATTATAATATCATTTTTTTATTATATCATTTTATTATATAAATATTAATTGTTTATTTCTTTTAAATAGAATAAAATAGAATTATATATAGTATAATGGATGATTTTATTATTCAAGGTTCAGAACCAATTCTTAAAGTTGATTCGCTAGGTATTGGAATAACTGCGTTCAGTGATATTGAACAATTGTCATTGTCTGATAGAGAATATTTAGTGGTAGGGGATAGACACGGCACTCCAAATTATAGTAATCAATATGATACAAAATGGAATATGTATGTAAATCACGAAGGCGTTGCTATTAATACTTCTCGCAATGTTTCATCGAATTACCGCGACCCCAATGCATCACTTTATATTAATAGGAATATACAATGCGATGGTATGATTAACGCACACGGCATTCAATTTAGTAATATTAGTATTAGCGGAGTGATTGGCAGCAATACCATAGTAGATTTAATAAAAAACATTAATATTCTATCGCAATCGCAGCCATTTAGAACGGGTATTGCGACATATTTTAATAATATTTATGATTTGCAATACCTTGTTCAGAATATATATACTCCCAATTATCTAACACTAGGCGGCTTAGTAGATACGAGCTATAACCAGCATCCTCTAAATATTAATTCGACACCAAACAATGATTTTAATAATATACATTTGGCGATGAGGAATGATACCTATAATGATGATACGAAGGAGTTATCAAAATTCAGCATAGGCATTATCGGGGGAAGTAATAAATCACCTGCAGTTATTTCAACTACCAGAGGGATGCCTTTGGAATTTCACGTTAATAAATCGTCTGTAGAAATGAACTCGCTATATAACAGAAATGCCATTCCTACATATTTAAATGACGCACAGCAACCTGCGATGACAATTGACGAGAATGGCAACGTTTGCATTGGAAGGAACAAAGCCGCCAATGTTATGTATTATAAGAATGTTCTCGAAAATGGCGTAAGCACCAATATACTGCTTACAAAGCAGACTGCTTTTGACGTTAAAGGTGCTTCTAAATTCGACGATATAATTATATATGACAACTACGCCAACGCCTACAAGCACATCGATGACGTATATATTCGCGCGGATGGTGTGGGAATTATTAGACCATCCCAAATAACAGAAGGGATATTTTATGGCAGTAATTATATATTCAATAATATATCTTTGAACAATCGATTAACCACCAAGTATATCACCGCGACTGATATGTTAAATGCCACGAATATAAATGCTGACAATATTCTCATAAATAATAGTGCAACCTTCAATGGTAATATAAGTTTCCAGAATACGAATGAATTATCTATGAATTCCTTGAATGTCGTTAATGATTTGCTTATTGGCGGGCTTCGCGTTAGCCCAATAAATATAAAGGATACCGCACTGGGATATACGACAATAAGTAATAGCGAAGATGGGTCTAACTATTTCTTCACATATGTTCATAGTAATATTGCGAACTTGGATGCTAATCAGAATATCAGTTTCCCAAATAAAATGAGTTTGGGACCCAACACTAGCGACGGGATTGCGGGGGTTTTAAATATATACAAAAACAGCAGTTCAAATAATAACTTTGAAATTGTTTTGCAAGAAAGGGTGAATACTAACAAATACGTAGCGAATATTGGGAGGCTGTCGCATTTGGATTTCTATGATAATAGTTTGATAATTAACACAAATAATATTGATGGGAAAAAGCACAATATATATTTTTATCCATCATACGATACATCTAAATTGCAAAATAATGCATATTTTCCAAATCTAATCAATACCCCGCCAATGCTTTCTATTACCAATGAAGGCGTGGGGATAAATAATAAGATACCGCGCCAAGATTTGCATCTGGATATAAATGGCAAAATGTCGGCGACTGAGTATTATGTATCGAAGGACGAAGCGATTGCAAAAATGTCTGGCTTTGTTTATAATACTAAGAATTATTTCAACATATACAATGAGAATACTTTCAAATATTGTATTAATTATGATAATATCAATTCATATTCAGCGAAAATGCAAGGGCTCAACGTCAAAAACGGCATCAATTCTGACCAATATTATCAAAATGATAAACTTATCGAAACTCTGCAGGTAACAAATAACCCGACTAGTTTTTTTACGAATAAGAATATAGCAATCGGGTGGGGTGGCGAAGATGTTCATTTGCCCCTTCAGATACGTAATACGGCTATTACCGAGTATAACTATTCGGTTATAAGAATATACAGAGGGGTGCGCGGCGGAGGCATCAATAATAATGCAGATTTTAGTGGGTTTGATATATGCGAATACGACAGGGATTTGAATGATGACCGCAATTTGGAGAGATGGTTCATATACAAAAATCACAAGTTCAATGACGTGGATTCGCGCGATATTCGAAGAATTGGTCCATTGCAAGTTGGATATACGGATAAAACGATTGAGCCAACTTCTTATGGAATGTCAATGTATTACAATAGTCTGAATTCGAATTATCATATTGATTTTAACAATCCGAATGTATCTTATGATTTCGCGGATGAAAAGTCGAATATCGCAGTGTCTATCTATGGCGACCTCGACGTATATGGCAATATCAATATTATAGACAATAATAGTAATAACTTTAACTTTCGCCTTAAGAAACTGGAAGATGTTGCTGAATTTGCGAAATATATAGAAGTTAAAACTGCCTCCAATGTTATTTATAGGAACTTAATAGACCACGACGATATCGAGCATTCGGGGCAGAATATTATTTTCAAGCCTATAAAGTCTATGATTGTGGATTCGATAATAAACGATAGCATCCCCTTTGTTATTAAGCAGAATAATGATGCATTGTCCGCAGCTAAATTTATAACCTATTCAAGTAATCTTTCGTGTTCGTCAGCGTTAGAGTTGGGTATTTACAGGTATAATAATTTTACTACTGCGTATGACGCAGACAGCAATAATATCAAAAATATGGTGCAGTTCCGTGTAGCTAACAAAAATACGAGCAATACTTGCCTTACCTTGAGCTACTATAAAAATGATAATAATAATACGTTTTATCACCCGTTCGTAGAGTTCAACAATAATTTTACAAAAACTTATATGCGGCTTGGGCAAGGTGATAAAAAATACAATAGCAATATCAGCTTACATATTGACGACGATAACAAATGCGGTATTCAGATTACCAATATTGATAATCCAGTAAAAATAAACTTGGTGAATGTAGCAGGAGATAACAATAAATACAATATATTGTCTTCGGGTGGCAATCAGAATAATTTTAAATTTACAATCGATGTCGCCGATATTTCAGCATCCAAGCAAGAGCCTGATACTAGCGACCTTGTTAATATATTTACAATAGCCCCTTATACGGCGAATAATAATATGCGGGATGGTGCGCGATACGGGTTTAACGATACATCGCCTAACCAAACAATGGCAGTGAATAGCGAATATGACGAGCAGACTATGAAACTAACTTCGAGATATACGAAGGATTATATTTATACGAAGGTAGCCATTAATACTAACAATTTGCTATTAACTGCGCCGAGAATAGCAAATGATTGGGACAATGATAGCAAGGTATATGACGCGGTATTTAATTATAGCATCGCAAATGCGAATACGCCACTAAGCGATATTTATGGGAACGCTATCGAAGGCGGCAATAATAATGCGATAGTTTCTAAAATGCTCAATACGAAGAAGGAGGTCGCGTATTTATCAATCCATTCCAATATTAATTTAACATTTCGATTTAATGAAAGTAATGCAAATATCACAAATAATAATTACAATAGCATCACGTATAATAATAATGTGGTGGTTAATCCGAAATACAAGGTTGCCTTTAATAATGGAGGCACTGGGTATTTATTTAATATATACCCAGAATTATCAGATACTTCGAATAAGATAATTGGGTTGGACAATACGCTATTAATAAATAAAGAGACATCAAACATTTTTAATTTAACTTTGAATAATAACGTGGTAAGCAGTCATTATGAGATGTCGTGTATTTTCAACAATATCTATAAAGTCCCATCATATTTCGCTAATATCACCACATCGAACACTCAGATTACCTCCAATTATGCCAAAGTGGTTAATAGCAACATCATTACATTAACAAATGAAATATATTCATATTTACCTAATATAACTAGCGTTAGCTATAATCGCTTTAAACTATTTGAGAATACCAATGTGATAAAACTAGATGATATTGGCGCAATGTCTAACGTATATCTGAGAGCAATAACTTCAAATATAGTGCGCTATAATTTTGCTCCGACTTACGCAGGTAAGTTCGCGCTTTTCCGAACAAACAATTTCATTATCAATAGTTCAAATATTGTCCCAAATACATTATCTAATAGCAATTATATTATTAATTATAGTTCTAATATAGCATACGCGAATGATGGCGCTAGTTATAACAATATATCTAATGTAGTTGTTATAAGGTCGTCGAATGAGTTAATAGATGGCGCATATAATACGGAGTTATTTTATGCAAACTCAAATATTCAAATCAATGACGAATTTACGATATATGGAGCGTCTTTAAGTAATACTATTTTTATGAATGAATATTACAGAAGATATGTTAGTAATAGCAATATTAATATACAGCGGACAAACTATAATCGGGTGAAGTTGAAGCCTCAAATAATATTAGCCAACTCTATTAAGGATGATTTCATAGATAGAAATAGTTTAATAAACGAGATATATAGTTATGATGGCAATCTTAAATTTAATTACAGGGATAATCAATTCGAACACCCGCAATTACTTATAGACAAAATGGGTAATGTTAAATTTTTTGGCTCAGTTAGCACAAGCAACGACCTATATATAAGCGGCAATATATTCAATGTAGGTGGCTCAAATATTATTGAAGACCTTGATAGGAAAATATCAAGTCTTGAAACGAAAAATAATGATTTGATATATGCGACGTGCAATATATTAGTTGCGAAAGCCGACTTGAATGATTTGAATGCTAGCAATTATGTGTTGGCTACGAGCAATATCTTAGTGGCGAAAGCAGACTTTAATGATTTGAATGCTAGCAATTATCTGCGGGCTACGAGCAATATCTTAGTTACTAAAGCGGACTTTAATGATTTTAATACTAGCAATTATGTGCGGACAACAAGCAATATCTTGGTGTCGAAAGCGGGTGTTAATGACTTGAACGCTAGTAATTATGTGCTGGCTACGAGCAATATCTTAGTGGCAAAAGTAGGCTTTAATGATTTGAACGTGAGCAATTATGTGCGGTCTTCAAGCAATATCTTGATGTTGAAAGCAGACTTGAATGACTTGAATGCTAGTAATTATGTGCGGGCTACGAGCAATATCTTAGTGTTAAGAGCGGGTGTTAATGACTTGAACGTTAGTAATTATGTGCTGAATACGAGCAATGTTATTTCAAGGAGGATATCTGGATTAACTACCGATATGATTTATGAAGATATTAATGCTAAAAACAAGTTTATTGTTAGCAATACCTATAACAATAATATGCTTGTGAATGGCGACTTGACGATTAGTTCGAATTTGATAGTTCACGGCGCTAGCACTACGTTGGCGACTGAAGTATATACGACTGAGAGGCTTGAAATAAATAATGAGAATAATACTACGAATGCATTTGTTATCGTTCAGAAGGATTTAATTAATGATATAATGCGCGCATCTAACCGAGATAACAATGTATTTACGATTAAAAACAACGGGGACGTTAGTATTCGCGGCAATTTCATAAGGAGTAATAGAGATGTTATTACAGATACGTCCAACTATGTATTTGCTACCAGCAATATTTTGTCTAAAAAGATAGATGATAATGTAGCGGTTATTAACAGCACCATACTACAAAACGACAGAAATAGCAGTAATTACGTAGCAAAGACAAATGAAAACCTTAGTATTGCAATAGGAAACATCTCAACTCCTTGGACGGAAACTACGAGCAATATATTTATATTTAATAATGTGTCTATTGGGACGAGTAGCAATATAGATACTTTAACTATAGACGGCGGTATCATTGCATCGCGCGGTATTGTTAGTTCATTTTCTGACAACCGCTTAAAAAATCATACATCAAACATAGCAAACCCAATAGATTTAATTAACAAACTAAATGGGTTTCATTATACCCCCAATGATATGGCGCTACAATACGGGTTCCCAAGTGTTCCCGACGTAGGTTTGAGCGCTCAAGAAGTGCAAAGTGTTCTTCCAGAAATAGTTAGAATAGCGCCATTTGATATGATGCTAGACAGCTATAATAATATTATATCGAAAAGTGGAGACAATTACCTAACAATATGCTATGAAAAGCTTGCGCCATTATTTGTGGAATCTATAAAGGCTCTTAAAAAGGAGTTAGATGAAGTGAAGCAAGAACTAGCGGAACTTAGGGATGGTAAAAGGTAGTTTATTAGGGTGGTTGTTATCAGGGTATTGCTGCATTGGTAGGTTTGTATTTTTCAAAGAAGCCTTTGATATCATTGATATTTTTAATAATAATATTAATATTAATGGTGTTATTTTCAAGCTTTAGTGTTTCTTTAAACACTTCGTGTAAGGTTGTATATATTATATAAAACTCATATTTAAATACTTCCTCAAACTTATTATGTAATTGACTATCTTCATTATTGAGGACATGTAATTTTTTATTATATATTCCCTTAAAAACCCTATAACCATTAATTGTGCATATAATATCATTTTTATTTATAAGTGCTACATCATAGAACTTTAACTTTTCAAATGGAAGCGGCGCAATACTATTAGTATTAATTCGTATTTCAAGCAACCTAATTATTTTTTCTAATTGTTCAATTATATTTTGCTTTTGGTTTAATATATCTGTTTTGATAGTAATATCTTCAGGTATAGGGGGATTTAAATAATTTTTTATATCTTCAAACAAATATATATTAAGCTTATCAAACATTTTTGCAATCTCTTCAGAATTGGTTGAGATATATGTGGTCATCTTCTGAAAGTTTTCATTATTTTTAATATTTTCTATATTTGTTTCACTTAGGTCGCTATAACCAGTATCATCTTCTTCTTTTCCATCTTCTTCTTTTTTATAAATATAAAAATCATAGGTTTCTAGAAAATTTATTAAGAATTGGTCTATTCTATCAGCATCAATCATATCACATATGTATAAGATTTCATCAAGTTTGCTTGTAAATTTATTCATTTTTTCTTTATATTCTCTATAGTTTTGCACATTTTCAATAGTGCTACTAAGAGAAGGAGCAGCAGGAGCAGCAGCAGCAGCCATTACTATATATTAGTAAATCCCTTATTATATTACTAAATATAATAAAATTATATAAAACTTATTGACTTATAAACAAGTATAATAATAATGAGTTCTTCGAAAAAAGTATCTGGGAAAAAGGTTAAGGAGTGTTTGCTTGTGGCATTTGAAGACGACACTGAATATACTTTGGATGAAACTAAGAAGATTGCAGTGAATGCTTTCAAAGATGCATTGAAGTTAGGGCAACCTAAAAAACGCGCAGTAAAGCTCGATAGCGACGGGGTAGTTATTAAAAAACTGCCTAGCAAATATAACCTTTTCATCAAAGACGAGATAGCTCGATTAATCGCGGAGTTCCCTGATAAGGACAGAAAGGAACTTATGAAACAGGCTGCAAATAACTGGAATGAAAGCAAGGTTATCCCCGTAGCTGCTGATAGCGCGTAAGGTGTTATTTGTTTTAGTTAATTTTTATATATATGTAATATATTATATTACATATATTGTAGAATGGCAACAATAAAAAAATTATCACATAGTAGGTCTTTTACTATAAGTAAACTATATAGTAAATATAAAGAAATTAAGGAAGACCACGTTTTTAATTTGCTGACCTTTTTGTATAAGGACAAGGATGATTGGTTAAATCCAATCACTAACAAATTTATAAATAGAAATAGTGATATTATTATTAGTTTTTTATCCAAAGGTTATTATGTATATGGTGATAAGGAAATTATATTAAACGGGGAAAAATTACCATACAAGGAGCATATTAAAAGATTTATAGATAATAGATTTCTTATTGATGTTAGTCGTCTTAAAAGAAGTCCTACTGCGCCAGCACCTCAAAAGAAAACATCTTCCTCTTCGCCACCTGGTGCTGGAATTAATTTGCCACGTAGCAATTCGCCTCAGAGAAGCAATTCGCCGCCAAAAGTAGGTAGAACACCTGCGCAACCATCCCCTATGGGAGCGGTGGCAAATAAGCCTAAATCCCCTATGGGAGCAGCAACAAATAAGCCTAAATCCCCTTCACCACATAAATCTCCTATGGGAGCAGCAACTGCTAGTTCAATAAAACCGCTTAGATTTATTTCAAAATCAAAGGCGGTCGACAAAAACACCGAACAACTAAATGCAAAATTGTGTCTTCGATTTGTTACCCATGTAAAAAATAGAATACAAAGCGCCAAGACATCCTCAGAATTAAAAGAATTAAAGTTTGCAAATCCAGTGACTGGTCACGAGATTGGCATTACCAGCCAAATCCTTCGCAGTTTTTTGTCCAAATGTTATTATGCATTTAATGATAAAGAAATCAAGGATATTATTGAGGAAATAACGGATGTTAGCAATTTAATTGAAACAGAGAAGGTAATCCCAGTAACCCCTATTGTAAATGATGTAGCATTAAAGATAGGGGAGGCAATCGATAATGCAATAAATGATTTTTATAAATGCTGTGATAAATTAGAAGCCAATTGTAATGCTAATGGAATACTTACTGCGCATCAACTTATAGCCAATGTTGTTAATTCTATTATGACTATTATACATATCAGATACATGCATCTTAATAAAATATATAGTAAAATTGCTATAAAAGATAAGCAACCATTGCAAATCTATATGTATGATGAAGAATTCAATCAACGTTTTACTAAAATACACTATGACCCAACGAATATTTTTATAAATTATTATAAAAATAATCGAATAATGTATCAGAAAACTGATCTGCTAGTATCAAATGTGCGGACAGACCTCTACCCTGAAACGTTAGATACATATTATATAAATACACTTTTTAATCGCCAGTATGTTTTTGAATATCTTGCTGAACCAATTCTGCTTAATGGGGTTGTTATAACTAAGATGCTATCATTTAATAAGATCAATCAAAAAATTTTACCTGATACCACATATCCCGCATCGTTGGATGCAGCAATCAAAACCTTATCATTTAAACCTTATGATTACAATATAACAAATAGTACATTGCCCAAATATGTATTTACAAATAATAATAATGATATTTCAAAATATTTTAAGGATATTATAGATTTGGTCAATGTTCGACTAAAAACCTTACCAGATATAAAAGGCATCGTCAAAGAGATCACGTTTAAGGAGGATTATTATGATAATGTGATAGGGCAAATGATGCAATTATCATATGGTAATAATGAGACTGGATACGGGAAAATCAATATGATACGTAAGAACATATTATATTCTCTTAATGCGCAAACTGAAAGATATATAATTAATAATAGCCCTATGGCATATAATGATATTTACTATAATAGCGAATTTACAGGAACGTTCCCTCTATTTACGTGGATACCTTTAAGGAATGAAGACAAAACGACCTATAATTATCCGCGTCGCGAGTTATGGCAGCCATTCGAAATAGATTCAGATGACCTCCTTCAAATTGAGAAAAATTACAAAAATCACAACATACCGCCTTGGAGCAAAGGGCTAAACGACGCAATATTCAAGGTTATTACCGACGAATATGTTTCTATACATTCGCTAACAGATCCACTAGTAATACAAAATATCCTATCTAGAGCAATGTATACGATTGGATACTACAAAGATAAAACAATGAACCCAGCGTATAAGAATAAGAAAATATACTTATATCACGGGACAAAGAATAGGCTGCACAATATAAATGGGGCGTTTTATGAAGATATAGAAATATTGGGATTTTTATCGACAAGTTTAAATATGTATACTGCATCGCAATATTCTGGTGTCGCAGTTAATAATGCGGGGATCATTTATATAATTGAGGTTGATGAAACGCATACATATATTAACTTAAACGACCAACTGCAACAATTTCTACTTTTGCCAAATTCCAGATTTAGAGTTCTTTTAGAGTTTAATTATGGTAAAATTAGGGTATTTATGTGCCGTTTAATTAGAACACCGACAATTAGAATAAATAACCTATTATATAATAAATTGTTAGCAGTACATTCGCCAAATAATTCCAATTTATATATTAACTATAGAATAAAAAATAACAATAATCCTATGCCTGTATGCGCTTTTGTATTAAGTAAATTTTGGAAAAAAATTGGAATAAATGGCAACAAAGGAATAGAAGCATTTCGCATACGACGTGATAAATTAAATAATAAGAGGATAAACAACACATCTATGTCTAGAAAGTCTTTTGGGGAACAATATTTGTATATCAGTTTAGGTCAAGAAAATGATTTATACGTAGATCGGGGGTTGCCGCTGATATTTGGCAGTTTTGAAGATATAAAATATAGCATACATCAGCATTTTATTAAAGATTGCTATAAAGCGATAGGCATACCTTGCTTAGACTATATATTTATACATTCGGTATTTGTTGATAACGCGATATCAACAGGGGTATTATTAGATGATTACAATAATAACCGAATACATAAATATAAATACAATGTTAATAATTTTCTTATAGATTGTATATTCAAATTTGATAGTATTAACAATGAAAACAAGAAACTTGATATACTGGATGATGTTCGCAATGGTAAATATGTAGATAAGATAGAGGGATTTAGGGATGCTTGTATGTATCGCAATGGTGTAATCAATAATCTATTTAATAATGACGCGCTTTCTGGCGTAGAGATAGGCGAACATATCCAATATATAAGAAACTGGAAGCAAATATTTGCTAAGTATAACGACGCAACCGATGATGATTTAAAGAAACATTTTATATGGTGTAATAATAGAATAGTAAAATTGATAGAAATAATCAAAGCAACAAAGGTGCATTATTTGATGTTTATCACAGATACATTAAATGGGAGAATAGAAGGAAAAGGCTTTGATAAGAAAGGATTTATCGACAAATTATCTAAGGACGCATTAGAATTAACTGAAATGATTGAAACACTTGCAGGAGCACTAGTAAAAAGAGCGACGTTTTATAAAAGAAGCACAAGCCCCGTGCTTATCGATCATTTTATAGAATTAATCAGAGTAGTATTAAGCGACGAACATCATAATACGCATAATTCAAAATTATACATAAATCCTGTTCTCGAGGATTTAATTCTCGAAGAAAAAAGTGATGCAGTTGTAGGAGGTATTCTAAGTATAAGGGATATGAATAAACATGGGGCGCGTATAAAGTCAGATAGTAATAAGGAAATTAATCATCAAAAGATATATGAGGCATTTAAGAACATTCCCATCGATAGTTCTAAAGATATGCGGAAATTCAAGGATATGCCTAAGTCATTTCAAGAATATTACAAGGGGGCTATACTTGATAAGGACGGGTGTTTCGACATTAGCGATCATTGCTATTGTAGACCTGTGAAGAGGGAATGACACGATGATAAATAATATATCAGCGCATATCATCTATTTTTTATACATTATTATATTTAAATATTTATATTTAATAAAGTATAATAGTGTTAATGGTAAATATAAGGTTAAATACTAAAAGGTCAAATCCTTCGCTATCTCATCTATATCGTAAATATGATGATATAAACTTAGACCATTGCAAATCGCTTCTTGTGCATTTATATGGAGGTAAAGGAGGTTCTTGGGTTAATCCATTAACAGGTAATAATATTAATAATGGTAGTTATGTTATTATTAGTTTTTTATCTAAATGCTATTACGTATGGGGTGCCAAAAGTGCTACAATAAACTCTATAAAACTAAAATATAAAAAGCATATTGAAAAATTCATAGCAAAGGAATATTTATTTGATATTCCCTTGTATATGCAACATATACGCGGAGGTGTTGGAAGTCCTGTTGGAAGTCCTAATATTATAGATCCCAAATATTTAAATTTACAACAGATGATAGGAAACACAACTTATCTTTATCCTTCTCCACCTAAATCTCCTCCTCTGCCTAAATCTCCTATGGGTGTCGCAAAAAAGCCTAAATCTCCTTCTCTGCCTAAATCTCCACCTCTGCCTCCGCCTCCACCTAGTTATGTAGAGGCATCATACATAAAATCAAAACTTGATTTTACGGAAGAAAACGTAAAAATATCTAGTAAAATAAGCATAGAGTTTGTTATTACCAGAGAAAATTGCGAAACCCTTTTAATTAATATTAGGAAGGCATTGGGTAGTAATGCTAAAATTATTACCGATCCATTAAATGAGAAACAAACTATTAATATTGAAAGTCCAAAACTTTTACTTTATTTATCAAAATGTTATTATACCTTTGATAGTGCAATTAAGAAAGGGATAACAGAAATAGTTGATACAAATAAGTTAATCAATATTGATGAAATCACTGCCAAAAAAAAACAAAAAAGAGCTAATGAAACACCTGAAGTTCAAGCCAAACTTGCGAATTATGAAATTATGTTCAATAAATACTGCGATGATTTAATAGCTAACTGCGATGCTAGTGGGATGTTAAAAAATCATAAATATATATCAGATATTGTTAATGCAATACTTATTATTATATATACTAAATTTCTACATTTGGAATATTTATACGATGATATAAATAATGAAACCTTTAAAAACCATTTACGTATATATATGAGTAATAACGATAGTGATAGTGATAGTAAATTAACTAATGAAATGTTAAAAAATAACTATAACTACGACAACATAATATATCAGAAAGATGATTTAATGCAATATGTAAATAATAAGCAAACTGATTTAAAACCTAATACCATCGAAAGATATTATGATAATACATTATTAAATCGTCAATATGTGTTTGAAATATTTAAAAAACTACCTGACAATGCGGGTGGTTCTACAAAATATACGGATCCTACAATACATTATAATAAGATTAATACATTTGATAGATTTGCTTCCTCTTTTAAAACTCTATTTTTTCCTGTTACATTAGAATATGCTGAAACGCAAATTACTCGTACGCCATTTAACTACAATATAACTAATAGCGTATTACCTAAACATATTGAAATAGATGGTATGGGTAGTATTACTACTTATTTCAAAGAAGATATAAAAAGAATAGATAAAAAGTTAGCAACGCTACCACGAATAAAAGGTATAAAGACCGAATTAACAAAAAAACACGATTATTATGAAGGCATTATAACTGATATGAAAAATAATAAATTCTGCGATAATGATATTATACGCAAAAATATTTTATATTCGCTAAATGCTCAAACACCAGCATATATTCAAGCAAAATATCCTACTTATAAAGACGAAATTTACTATAATAGCAAATTTACAGGAACATTTCCAATTTTCACTTGGATACCTATTTCAAGTGAGGATAAGAGTATTTATAATTTCCCCAATATTAAGAAATGGCAACCATTTGGTCATTCTAAGAATGACTTGTTCGAAGATGTAGGAACCGCATATAAAAATTATGGAATTCAACCTTTTAGCAAGTCATTAAATGAAACAATTTATAAAGTAATTTCAGGAGAATATAGTTCAATTCATTCTATTGATGATGAGAGCGAACAAGGTAAAATGGAGAGAAGAATAAATGAGACCTTAGGTGCTTACAAAGATTTGAATAAAGATAGGGAGTATGTAAATAAGAAAATATATTTGTATCACGGGACAAATACAAAATTACATAATATGAAAGATAGAGAAAACGATATTGAAATACTAGGGTTTTTATCCACAACTCTAAATATTAATACTGCATCTGTTTATTCAGATATTGGGGTGAACGGCAAAGGTTTCATTTATATAATCGAGGTTGATAACGATAAAACCTATATAAACTTAAATGACCATTTACACCAGTTTATTCTTTTACCTCATTCAATAATTAGAGTTGTTCAAGAATTTAATTTTGGCGATATAATAATAGTTTTATGTAGTTTAATTGAAACTCCTACTACCAATCAAAGCAAAGCATTGTATAAAAAATTATTAACTGATACTAGATTACCAGAAACTAATGTGGTTGTCAACTATACTATAAAGGGAAATGATAATCTCGTCCCTATTTGTGCTAGTTTTCGCGGTGATGATACATTTAAAAAGAGACAAACCCTTACTTGGTCTATAAGTGGAGTTCGTAATTTTTGTGAAACTGAGGTAAGTACCGAATATATAGATATATTTCAGATACCTCGAGAATGGTTAGCGAGTGCAAGATTACCTTCAGATAAAACTAATAAATATGAATTATACGTATATTTCAGTCTTTTGCAGGAAAATGATTTGCATATAAGAGGGCGACCAAATATGAAAGAGACACCATCAAATGTTGTGAATGGTGGTTTTGATGATATAAGTTATAGCATACATCAACATTTTATTAAGGATTGCTATAAATACCTTGAAATCCCTTGCATTGATTATGTATTTTTACATGGAGTTCGTGATAATGAAATTTCAACAGGGATATTATTAGATGATTATACATCTAACCGAAAATATGAATATAAATACGATATTAATAACTTTCTTATAGATTGTATATTTAATTTTGATAGTATTATTAATAAAAATAAAAAACTTGATTTGCCAGATGTAGACAATGGGTCGGATGTATCAATTTTACTCTATGCAGATAAGATAGAAGGATTTATGAACGCTGGGTTATATATTAATGGAAAAATTAACCCAGATTTTAGTTATAATGAACAAAAACAAAAGGATTATATATTTGATTATGTAAAAAAATATAAAAACATTTTTTCTAAATATAGTGATGCGGACGATGAAGATTTAATAAGGCATTTTAAGTGTTATGATGCTAAACTTATTAAATTAATGGGTTTTATTGATTATTTAAAAGACCAATATTTGAATTTTATAAATGAAATATTAAAACCTAATCCTCCTAGCGGCAATAGTAGTAAGAATAAATTAAAACAACTAAAAGATATGTTAATTAAACTCGCAGATACTCTAAGACTAAGAGCATATTATCATTTAAAACTAACAAGAGATGCGCATAACAGAGATTTAATAGGTTTAATTCGTAACGCAATATCATCGAGAGAATCCGCAAATTATAAATCAGTGCATGTGCCTGAAGGCGCTGTAATTACAGATTTAATATTATGCGACAACGATGACGAACAATCAGGAGGTAAACATAAAGAAGATAAACATAAAGTAGTAGTAAGGTCATTTGTCGATAAACTAGGAATACAAGGAATGAAACGAATTGAAGAAAAGGTTGTGAGAAAAAGTTCGGGGACTAACCACCGCGAAAGAGAACGTCTTCTATTAATAAAGAAGACTAACGACGAAATAGAAGAAAAAATAAGAATTGTGCGTAAGGAAATTGAAGGAAAAAGTTCGGGAAAAAGTTCGAGGTCTAAAAGGGAAGAGGCTAATAACGAAATAAATACGTCTATTTCTCAATATAATTCTATGTATAAATTCGAAGATTTGCCAACAAATTTCCAAGAGTATTATGGGAAAAAAAACAAGATGATAGATATAAGTAATGGATGTCATATTAGATTAGTTCCAAGAAGTCATAATAAATAAATAATTTATGTTATAAATAGCAAAATATCTTTGAATGTTGGTAGATATATAGCACACCCTAAACAATGCATAGTATAGATATTATATACGTGAGATATTATTTTTGTTTATATGTTATAAATAATATAACATTATATTAGAATAATTAAAAAATGTATGATGATGATAGGAGAGAAGATAGAGGAGATAGAGGAGATAGAGGGGTGCTAGGTTATTTGCTAGATATGAAAAACCTTAGAGATACCGCATTAAACCATCTTAAATCCCTATTAAGATTTCAACAACATACAATGTTATCTAGAAAAGATCCATTAAACAATAATATAATAAGAAAAAACATATTGATTGAAAATTTAAAAAATGAAATAAGCGACTATGATCATACAATAAATATTTTTGAAAACCAATTAAATCATATCACTTCAGGACACTTGGGTGGAGGTGTAAGAAAAATAAAGGTCGATAAAGTTGCTAAAAAGGTTCCTAAGGTTGCTAAGGTTCCTAAGGTTGCTAAGGTTCCTAAGGTTGCTAAGGTTCCTAAGGTCGATAAAGTTGCTAAAAGGGTTGCTAAGCGTAAATAAAGGATACCTAATTTAATTTTTTTATACAAATATAATAGTAAGGAAATTGATCATCAAATGTTATATGAGGCATTTAAGAATGTTCCTATAGATAGTTCTAATTTAACTCACAAATAAGTTCGGGGACTAGAAGGGAAGTGGCTAACAAAGAAATAAATGCGTCCATTTATCCATATAAATCTATGTATAAATTCGAAGATTTGCCAGAAGATTTGCCAAAATATTATGGGAAAGAAAACGAAAGCAAAAAGTAGAACGATATAAGTAATAGCTAACATATTTAGATTGGTTCCGAGAGAAGATTTTTACAGAGATTTGTTTGTTATAAATTGCATTATATTTTTTTAAATTATATAACATTATATTAGAATAATTAAGAGAATGTCGAGTGATAATAATAGAATAACATTAGAAAAAAATATTAAGATGTACGAGGATGATTTGATAGACTTGGAACGCGTCAAAAAAATTATGGAAAAAATGGTGTCAAATCATCAATCCCACAGCATTGACCTAACACCAATTACGACAAATACGCAAAATGACACTCGTCATTCTAATTATGTTGCTAAACTTTCAAAAGAGTTACAAAGCCATAATAGTAATATAGAACAAACTAAAAGAATGATACTTCATTTCAAAGAAAAATTGGGTGGTGGAGGTGTAAGAAAAATAAAGGTAGTCAAAAAAGTAAAATCGCCCAAAAAACCCATTCAATCCAAAATGGTCAAACAAGTTCCTAAGCGTAAATAATTTATAGGGAATAGATTATCATTAACATCATTAACATCATTAACATCATTAACATCATTAACATCATCAAGATATACACATATAATATGTATGTATATTATAGTATAGACCTATATAGAAACACAATGAATATATATTTAAAATATTTAATAATCACTATAATCGTGTTGATATTAGATATATCTTGGATATCCCTAAATTTATCTACATATTCTTTGGCGGTTAAGAAGGTTCAAAAAGCCGCTATAAATTTGCGCTTTGAACACGCTATTATAGCATACGTCATAATATTATTTTCAATATTATATGTCGCTATACCATTTACTATTCAAAACGCCAAAATAAATAAAATAGATATCTCTAGTATAGATAACAAACTATTGCAAGCATTTATTTGCGGCGGAGCAGTAGGATTTTCTATATTCGGGATTTATAATTTTACATCTCTCGCAATTTACAAAGATTTAGAAGTTTCTGTTGCATTAACCGATACAATCTGGGGAACTGCGTTATATACATTAACGACATTTGCATATCTACTCTTACCTTAATTGATTAGCGATATCTAGCGATATCTATTTTACTATATAACACATACTCGGTTTCATAATTACATCTAAATCTTTACTATTATTTGACACGGGAGTAGTCAGTGCTGTTTGATGTTGCATAGTGTTGTCGTGGCAATCATTAGCATAATGCCCATATTTGCTGCAAGTATAGCACCTATTATTAACGCTATTACTTATTTTTATAAGTTGATTTATAGTGCAATCATCTAATACAGGGGTAGAATAAGAGCCTCCCCTAACATTATCAATACCAAACTTATCCATATATTTATAGGTATATTTGTCTTCGTCATAATGATCGCAATTAGGAATGAGTTCTACGAGTTTTATTGGTTTATGTAGTTTTGTCCATTCAGACCCATTATTAGTAAAATGGCTTTCAATTCTAGAATGCGGGTTTATTGTTTTACCAACATAATATTTATCATTTTGTAGTTGCAAAACATATATGTATAGCATTGTGTCTAGTATCTGTTATAGTATATAACGATAACACAATCATTTTTTATATAATTTATAAATAATGAAAAATAAGCAAATGTATTATCGACGTGTATTTTTTATAGTTTTAGTAACGCGACTGGTTCCAGTTCTGAAAAACAGATAATATATGAAGTAAAAGAATGCAATTACAAAGGTTATAATAAGTAATATATATACGACCATCCCAGTAATACCTGCAGTTCTGCTAACTTGGCAATACAAGGTATCGTCTGTGAGAGGGCATTTTTCGACATTATTCGAGCCAGAATTACTCATTAGCGCGGAAGTTCCTCCAGAAACTATTGCTCCTGTTGCGGCACCTGCAATTGCTCCTGACGCAGTATTGGAAGCACCATTATCGACTGGTTTAGCAGCGGTAGCAGCGGTAGCAGCGCTAGCAGTCTTATCTCCTTTAAAATGTTCTAAGAATAATTCTTCTATCCCCATATTAATTCTATATAATCTATTCTATTATAATAAACATATAATATTTGCATTGCATCATCTATATATCCTTTGCTATAATATATTTCTACTAATATAGTAGAATTAATATTTATTATAATGAATATTTTAGAAACATTTATTATTGTATTCACAATAGTATTATCTACTATAATAATATTATGGTATATTCATTATATGAATGACCATAGCCATAGCTCTATGCCTGACGTGGGTTCAAAGGCGGCAATGCTTTTAAATATAAATTATACGAAGCAAAAGAATGAAGGCTCTTGCACATCTACTTGCGACTCCATAGACCCTGTTAGCGACCCGCGATATAATATGCAGCAGATTATCAAGCAATCTATTCTGTTAGAAGAGCATCTTACAAACAAAAATAAGAGATGTCGCGATTGTATTACAAAGCATTTCTTGCATATTATTGGGCTAGCAGAGGAGGCACAGATGCTCGCAACTGATAAGATAAGTAAATATCCTATGATTAACGAATCAGTAATATTGTATAACGAACTTTTCAAAATATGGATTAAGAATAAAAACTTAAACGGGAAAGACGAAACATATATTTTGTATTGCACCGATAAACTAAGAGACCACCGCAAACAATTAATAGTAATCTATTTCTTTAATGAAAAATATAATATAGTAAATAAGGATACTACGAAAGAGTATTCTATGTAGGGATGCAATAGATTACGAATGTATATAAGGGATATTATTATTATTAATTGCTAAATCGACAATTTCTTTAATATCGTAATAGGTGTTCTTATGCGCTTCGTAATGTTCAGGATGTATCTCGGATACTAAATCAATATTCGGATACGCGAAGGGAAATGTAGTAGCATAAGAGTTTATCGAGGAATATAATGCGACATCTGCTACTACTTGGTATTCGCACGTAGTGAAATTATATTTATTATTTTTAAAATATTTGCCCACCAATTTTTCAGCGCCCGCCCTTGATATAATATACATACCTGTGGAAGGTAATAGGTATTGCCATTTAATGAAATGTATATTATGAGTGATTGATAGGTTATATAGTGATTTAATTGTGGGTCCGTATAATATAAGCATCTGGACTAACTCGGCATCTTTTGGCAGTTCCCCGATGAGCCTGTTATAATTTATTTCAAAAGGAATTACGATGTCGTCTTCCATAACAACAAACCAGTCGTTATCTTTATCTTTGAGCCCCTCAATAATCGCTTTGATATGACTAGATATGCAAGCAAATTCATATTCGCACCTAACACAACCAGGATGTTTGCAAGTTAATGGTCGCTTATCTTCTAAAACCTCATCAAAATCGCGAGGAGTTATTGCGGATATTCGCTGGTTATCTAGTTTATTATTTTTAAATTGCTCTTCCATAAATGCACGTCTATCAGTAGAATTATCTATATTAATCCAATAATGTTTCATATGCGTGGGTTTATTCAGGTTAGTAATATTAGTATTAATTATATTCTTAAATATAATAGTATTATTTAATCTCTTTATTTTTGATGTGTGATACAAGTAATATATTATTTTTGTTATTATAAATTAAATGAAGCTTGAACTTAAAAGGTTTGACCCAACAAAGATTAAGAATGATTCCGTTGTTGTATTTATTGGCAAGCGCAACACGGGGAAAAGTTATTGTATGAAAGATATTTTAAGTTATAACAAGGACATACCAGTAGGCGTTGTGGTATCGCAAACAGAACGCGCTAACGGATATTTTGAAAAGTTCATTCCGAAGATGTTAATATACGACGAACTCGAGGAGAAATTAATTAGCAAGTTTTTGACTAGACAGATAAGTATCACAAATGAACGCAAGAGAGATATGGCAAAGCACGGGAATTCTTCAATTGACCCGCGCGCCTTCTTGATATTGGATGATTGTATGTATAACAAGTCGGCGATGACCGATAAAAACATAAGATGTATCTTTATGAACGGAAGGCATTACAAGATATTCCTTTTAATTACTATGCAGCACGGACTAGGATTGCCGCCTGACTTACGTTCGAACATTGACTATGTTTTCATCTTTCGCAATAATATCGTGAAGGAGCGAGAGAAAATATACAATCATTATGCTGGTATGTTCCCTACGTTTGATGTGTTTAACCAAGTAATGAACCAATGCACCGAGAATTACGAATGTCTTGTTATAGACAACAAGGTGCAATCGAATAATATATCGGACATCGTATTCTGGTATAAAGCGCAAGATGTTAATTATAAAATGTGTTCGCACGACCTATGGGAGATGCAATCATTGCAGGATCAGCGTGATTTAATGGGATTGACTAATGAAGACGGCGAGGACATTGAGGATTATGATCCAGGTGTCTTTGTTAAAAAGAAGAACTCGAAACTTATTAAGGTTAGGAAACAAGCGTCTTATTAAGTATCAGATATCAGATATCGGATATCAGATATCGGATATCGTAGTGCATTTATCAAATATATCTAGACATTTATCATCGCAATAGAACCCGCAAATATCACATTTTTTTATTGGCATATTACATTTCTTACAAATAAATAATGTTTTAGTGTAAATAATGTTATCAGCCGAATAGCAAAGAAAACAATATGAATTCTTCCTTAACATATCTATCAGTTATGTTATATATATATATAAGATTTGTTATTATATATATTATTAGATATATATATATCTTATAAAAAAATGATTTAATCCCATATAAATATTACTATAACTATATATATTATTAGGATAAAATGGAAGAAACCCTTAAAGTTGCGTCAATGTTTGCAGGTTGCGGAGGTTTAGACTATGCATTTCATATGCAGCCTGATATATATAGTGTTGTTTATGTTAATGATTTTGATATAGACGCTTGTAATACTTATGAGAAAAACTATAATTTTAAACCCGAATGCAATGATATCGCAAAGATAGAGAATATTCCTGATTGTGATATACTAACAGGTGGCTTTCCGTGTCAAGGTTTCTCTGTAGCAAATCAAAATAGAATAGAGACCGATAATAGAAATAAACTTTATTTAGAATTGGTAAGGTTATTAAGGCTGAAGAAACCCAAGTATTTCATCTTTGAAAATGTAAAAGGTATTTTAAGTTTAGGAAAATACGATACCGATGAAGATAAGAAAAATCACTGCGGAAGTGTATTTAAGATGATTGTATCCGATTTGGAGAATTGTGGTTATAATGTTCATACAAAATTATTCAAACTAAAGTGGTATGACATACCGCAAAATAGAGAAAGGGTTATCTTTATAGGTGTGCGAAATGATATTTCCGAAAGGATATATTTTGACTGGCCCACTGAAACAAAAGAGATTACAAAGACATTAAAGGATGCGATAGGAGATTTACCGATTGACTATGACGAAGAACTGCAGCACATCGGGTCAAAACAAAAAGTATATATTAATGGTTATATGGGTAATCGGAAACTAGATTGGGATAAAATAGCACCGACAATTACTGGAAGAGGAGGAGGAACAGGTGGTCCGTGTATAAATGTGCATCCTAGTGGGGAAAGGAGAATGACTATAAGGGAATACGCGAGAATTCAGACATTTCCAGATACCTTTAAGTTCGAAGGGTCTAAATCATCTATGTATAGGCAGATAGGAAATGCGGTTCCTCCTAAATTCTCATACATTCTTTCAAAAATAATACATAATTTGAATAAACAATTATGATGGGGTTAGAGGGAGGGGAATTAAGTACCTTTGTTTTGCTTTCCCTTTTTTTGAGAAGGTTGATAAGATGAATTACTTGCGGAGAGCATAGGAGATTTACTTGCGGAGAGCATAGGTGAATTACTTGCGGAGAGCATAGGAGATTTACTAGAACTTTTTTTACGTTTGCCCGAGAAATTTTCACAAGTTGTTCTAATACGGCTATCTCTTTTAACACCTAATTTCGGTTTATTCTGTGAGATACGTTCGCATATAATATCATCATATGTTATACTTCCCACTGGGAAGTATCCACAACTTTCATTAACAAAAATTAAAACAGGCTTTAATTCATTTCTTTGATAAGAAGCGTGTTTTAATTTTTGAACTTCATCGCACAATTCTTTTCCACCTAATGCTTCACTTTTAGCTATTTTATCTAAGAAAGATATACTTTTTGGAATATCTGAAGAAAACATCTCTACAGCAATAATTAATTGTCTGAAAGTACTATGTAATATATAATTAGGAACTGGTGTTTTAAAGTCTTCAGTTAATAAACCATAATAAGAGTCAGGGACATCAAGTGGTAAGGATTGATCACGTTCGCCTTTATCATATTCCTGATTATGAAAGATACGTGCATCTATGAAATGTTTCCTCTTCTTGACTACATATTTTTCTACTGCAAAAATAAAGTCATTATATCTATCCATTTTGCTGAAACATATTTCTCCTTTCATAATAGTTGCATCTAATATAAATCCTCCATTTAAGTCAAATAAAATCCTTCGGATATTATTAATTTCTTCTAAATCTCCATTTTCATGTATTTCACTAAAATATTCTTGATATTTTTTATTATTTTGTATGTATTCATACTGCAATGTTGTTTGATAGTAGCATTCAAAAAGCCAACCTCTTACACCAAACCAAAAACCAGACAGAAAACCAAGATATTGAGTAGATACGTGTACACCTACCCTTAAATCTTTGCTTCCACTAGAAAACTCTTTTACGCTTATATATCCAAATCCGTTAACATCTCTTTTTGTTGTAGGTTCTATATCTGTTATATCCGTTGGATCGTTTGAACCACCTAATGGTTCAGAAGCGCCTTTAAGTTCCATTGATAACTTTGCTTCGCCATTACCAACTCCCGTTGTTCCTTCTGTTTCAGGTTCAGGAACTGAACATTCTCCCACTGGGTTATCGGGCTTTTTTTTTGACTTTGGCACTTTAAAATTGATTTTATTGCTATCATCTGTCCATTTGTTCCAATTATCCCAAATATTAGGAGATCGGCAAGTTTTAACCATATTTCTATCTATATCTATATATTTAAAATATTTTAAATATATAGATATAGATAGAAATTATAGATATGGATGAGAACAGATATATAATATCTAACATAATAAGAGGTGTTGTTACACAATTAGCAGCACTAGAAAAAAATGGTAAATTGGATATTTTTCTTGCTAAAAAAGCCGATGAAGAGACAAAGGTAGAGATTAAAGACTTTATACGCCTTTATAATGGTAAAGATAATAAAGATAATGGTATATATAATGATAGGATTAATAAATTGATAGATAAAAATAATAATAAAGATAAGGACAAGGTATATTCCATATTATCGAATATGAAAAATGTATTTATAAATACAATAGAAGAAGCAAAAGAAGAAGAAATGCAAAAGCAAAAAGCAAAAAGTGAAGGAGTTGCCAAAGTTCAAACTCAAGCGAGAGCTAAAGCGCAGACTGCAGGTAAAAATATTTCAACTCATAAACCTGTAGCCAAAAATAAAAAGGCTACTAACAAATGAAAGGATATGCCATAATATATATAATAATTTTTAGAAAAAACTTGGTTTTCTATTTTTATTAGCATTTTCATTAATATGTATTTGTTTGACCTGACTTATATCTGTGAAATTACTCAGAACACTCGATACACTTTTGGCATCGTCGTCATTTTCATATTTTTTATAATCCACATTATTTTGCGATAATGAGGTATAGTCTGCTTTAATATTACTCCATTCATCGCGAACAACATAGGTTTCTTTTTCAGAAGCATCTTGTTTTTTTTGTATATTTGTTTGGTCGCATTTAGTAAATGATATTTCTTGGGTGTCTTCTTCAACCTTACTAGTTTCTTTATATCCCTCCTTGAATTCACCATTGTTATTTTTTGTTAGTGATGTATCTACTATAATATTTATTTTATTATCTATAGTATCTTTCTGTTCCTTTACTACTTTAATAGTTTCTACATCTTCTTCGCCGTCTTCAGCATTTTCTTCGTCTTCTTCGTTTTCTTCGTTTTCTTCGCCGTCTTCAGCATCTTCCGCATTTTCGTCGTCCTCTTCGTCCTCTTCGTCCTCTTCGTCTTCTTCGTCTTCTTCGTTGCCATCTTCATCACCTTCATCCTCTTCTTCATCGCCTTCGTCATCGCCTTCGTCGTCCTCTTCGTCATCGCCTTCGTCGTCCTCTTCGTCATCGCCTTCGTCGTCCTCTTCTTCACCCTCTTCAATTGCTATAATTTTTTCATCTTTCTTTATTTTTTTGACAGGTTTTACATTTTTGATAGTTTCTACTTCATCATCCTCTTCATCATCATCTTCGTTGCCACCTTCATCATCTTTGAATTGTTTTACATTCTCTGTCAGGTTATCTTCAATTTGTTTGAATATCTCATCAAATGGCACAAAATCTCTAAAAGTCTTCTTAATAATTGCTCTAATATTTTCTTCAATTATATTAAGATTGTTTTGATACTCGGCATCCTTAATATTGTTTCTATTATATAAATAAGCGTTCTTCCAAGAGAAAGCAGCAGCATTTATATAGCATTTATGAACAAAATCTTCAGGGTTAGGTATCTTTATTTTAATATTATCAAATTGTTCTCTGTATTCATATATTTTAATTTTTATCGTTGTTATGATAATGATTTTAATCAAATTTGACAAATATTTACATTTCGTATATTTAACTATTTTTTTATATTCATCTGCAACCATATTATTGTTCCATTTGCGGATACTATATAGTTCATTTTGGAACCCCTTAAGACCCTTCTTTTCGTCCATCATCTCAGTGTATATAGCATATATGCGCTTTGATATAGCTACACTCAAAATATCTTGTATATGTTCTATATATTCGTTTCGTGTATCAATTAAACCTTCCATATATTTAGTAATTTATAATATTCTTTATATAGTCAAAAAGTCATAAATATATATTTAGCAATTACATTAGAATACTTGGATTTTACAATAATACAATGCATTTCAGTAATAAAAAATAAACAAGTAATACATAATAATAGATAAGTGCATATAATTTGGTTTAGTTATAAGTTATCGAGGATACGCTATTCATAATATTAAAGTTAATCGTAGCAGTTTCATCAATCGTGTCCTGAATTATATCGATATGCGAGAGTATTACAATAGTGTTAAAATATCTAAGAAGGCTTTTAAGAAAAGAAGGAACGATAGACAAGTTATATTTATCAAAATTAATAAAACCTTCATCGATAAATAGTTGATTGCAAAGGACATCATAGTTATTAAAGTAAAGCGTCATACGAAGAGCAAGTGATATAACAAACCGCTGAAAGCCTGATGCCTGAGATACAGAGATATACTGCTTATCGCAATCGTTTGCTATATTATCATTGTGGATTAGCCAATAAATATGCACATTATCATTGGATATATCAACGTTATAATTTAGTTTGAAAGGTTTTGTATTAGAGTGGCAAAGTGTTTTAATAATTTTATTAGTTTTATCTACGAGTTTATTAAGAACAAAGGTATCATATAATTCTTTTCTAAAAGATTGAAAGTTTACGAGGATAGTATCAAGGACATCAATAGTTGTTTCTAGTTCCTTATCAATCTCAGACAACATAGTATAATTCCTTTTATTTTCATTGTTATAAGAGTTAATCGTGGTATATTTTACAAGCCTGTCATTGATAGTTTTAATATCAATCTTTTTATTTGCTATCAATTCATTTAATTCTATCTTTTGTTTTATAAGGGGTTTTAGTTGCGCATTGCTTTGGTATTCATTGTATAAATCATTAATTTCAACCAATCTTTTAAACTCATAGTAATGATAAGCATCTATTATCTTTTTATTATTATCATACAAGAGCCATTCTTCATACTCTTTTTTAAGCGCGATATACTTGGCAATACGTGGTTTTATAACAAGATTATAATGGATACCTTTTTCTAATTTATCAATAAGCGCATTGGTTTCATTATAGTTATTTTCCCAAGATAAATAGTTATCAAAGAGCCGTATATTATTTAATTCATCAAACAACTGAAAGGAGTAGAGAATGAAATACTCGATATATTCAGTGATGCTGGTAAGTTCAAGAGTTTTATTAATATACTCTTCATTCAAAATATTTTTAGTATTTATAATACTATTCATATCATTTGTTATCTTATCATAGGTTTCTTTAAACTTAAAATAATAATACCACTCATTCAGCAAGTGATAATTTGCTTGTTTCTTTTTGTTTTCTTCAAAGCGCTCAGATACTAGATTGTAGTCTTTAACATCGTAATTTACTGAACGTTTATTAGCAAGACAATCTATAATTATTTCGAGTTCTTTAATACGTGATACCCAAGTCCTGCTGCAGCAAATACAGCAATCGGGGTTATATTTATAGTCATCATTAGTATTAAGTAATGCTAGTTCTTTATTATAGGTATCAATCTCTATATCAAGTATATTAATCTCTTCAATCCTTTTATGATAATTGCTTATTACTATTTCATCCTCAGAGATTTGCTTATCAATTACGTCGATATTATAGTGTTTTAGTTCCTTAGCAATAGACTGCGCAGTTTTAAATTGTTTATAAGTAATAATACTAGGGATACTTTTGATAGTAATCTGCTGTTGTTTAGAAAATAATGCATTAAAATCCTTATCTAAAGATACAAGCGTATTTTTGATATTATTTACTTCACTATCAAGTAATTCTTTAGATTGGACTGCAGTATTATAATTCTCAAAAGTCAAAGGTTCGCTTATAGCCGCTTTCAGTTTTTTTAATATCGAGACATCAATAATAGATGGCTTAGTATTTAAAGATATAAAATTGTTGAAAAGTTCTAAGGAATTATAAATCTTCAAAATTATAGAGGTTAGTTTATCAATATTTCTATTAGGTGAATACGTAGATACCTTGTTAGGTTTATTAGTAATCAAATCGCTAAGGGTTTTCTTTGTTCTTGCTAAGTATTCTTTTTGTATAATTAAGTCATCTTCGGTATCAGCGTTATTATCTTTAATATAGTTTTGCAAAGCATTCTCTTCGCTGCTAAGAAAGGTGAAATCGCAAGGTTTATTTAGGGATGGTAATTTATTAAAATCATCTTCGAGTTGCAGAGTATAAGATTTGACTAATCTTTTCATATTTTTTAAACATTCGTCATTAATAGAGTATTTATAGTGATTAAGTTTATTTAGATATTCTTTATAGATATCTTCAGACACAATAAAGCTACTATCTATAGTATCAATCAAGGTAATATAATCGGTATCGATAATAGACAAGAGCGAAGGATTACTAATATCTATATTAATAGAATTGAAGGTTTTCAAATATGCTTCGTTTTCACTATTTAAATTGAAGAGTTCTTCGGATAGTTTGGAGATAACCGCATCATTAACGTCGATATTTGCACCATTAAATAGGAGTTTTTCATATACCTCTTTTTTACTATTTATAACCTTTCTAAAATCCTTGTATTTGTTAATAGCTGTTTTAAACAGGTTATATAGGTGATAAATATATTGGATATTGTGAGCTTTATCTATAGTAGCCAAAGTATCTTTATAGTTCAATGTTAGAATATCATTATCAATATTCTGAGTAATCATAGAAGTTGAAAGGAATGTTTCTATATCACCAAATAAAGTTTTGATTTCAGCATTACAAGCGCTATCCTTCTTTAATATTACTAGCGTATTTGTAGTATCAAAATTGTAGAGAACTGAAGATTTATTAACAATTTTGTAAGTATTCTTCTTTTTACAAAAATCTCTTTTAATACGATAGGTAATGCTATCAATCTCTATATCGACTATTGTATATCCCTTGTCTTTATTGTGATTTATAAAGCCAGCCGAGTAAGTATCTAACTTATTATTAGTAGCCCATATTGCTAGTAAGAGGATATCATAAATAGCCGATTTGCCAGTTCCGTTAGACCCCCTAATCATAAAGGTCTTTGCATCTAAATCTTTAAAATTAACCCAATTCTTATTTTCATAACATAATAAGCCTCCCCATTCTAAATATTTAATCAAGAAGGATTTTTTAAGAGCTGTTAGTTCAACATTGCTATTACAAGAACTAATGATTGGTATCAGTTCCTTATTTCTTTTTATACATTCTTGATGAAGGTCTTCAGGGTATTTATGTATATCAAAAAGCAAAGTTTCATTATCTTTAATTATTTTAAGTAATATGTTATACTCTTCAGATGATAAGAGTTTTTTAAAGTAATCTAATAAATAGTTAGTATTAAGTAAGTTATCTATATTGCTATCTTCGTTGGTGTTATGAGGATGCTTTGTGGTAGTATTGCTTAACTGATTGGTATTTATTCTAGAAACAATTTGAAAAGAAATATTAAAAGAGTTCAATATAATGCTAAGAGATTGATAATTTATATTTGTAAAAGATTTTATTTCTAAATTTTTTGGGAAATAATTAATATTATTTTTAATATATGTTTCTAATGGTTCAGTATATTTGCCATTGGTTCTAATAAGGATAGTATTGTTTTCATCTTCAATCACATTAATATAGCCAATATTATTATAAACGTTAATCTCTTCTATTATTTTAGTGTCAAGGTTCCACAATAAATACCCGTGCTCTATAATATCTTCCCCATAGTTTTGCTGTATCAAACTACCAGAATATCCGCATATAGTCTTCTTTTTATATTTGAAAACCTGTCTCTTATGGATATCACCAAGTAAAACAAAATCAAAATCTTTAACCCATTCGAGAGGATAAGGGTTGAACGTTTCTTCAATGGATTTGCCATTAAATAGTTTAGCGGATGCAAAAGACCCGTGAAATAAAGCAATTTTATATTTAACTTTTTCAGATATTGTAGGGAAAGGAGGTAGCTCAGTAATTCTCCCACTATTTCTAAAATTGTCTAAAGTTTTATCGATGCTAACGAAGGAGAAGCCAATGTCGTCAATAATAAAAGACGTTGAAGTATTTAGAACGGAAACATTAGGGATATCGAAGGTAGAAGAGAATACAAGCGAAGGTTTATTAGGGTCTGATTGGTCATAATCGTGGTTTCCTGAGATAATGAATAGGCGACCTATTTTGGATAATGATTGAATAAATGCTTTAAAAAGGGCGAGACCATAATTACCGACGACGGATTTATTATGGAAAATGTCGCCAGTGATAAGGATGATAAAGTTATGCGAGGATAGATTAAGTTTAAAGATAGAATTTTCAATAGAGAGTAA